TTAAATCTTTTCTCTTGTATTATTGTGACATCTTCGGTGATGTAATTTCCATATTCGAAATTTTTAAATATTGTGTATTCGTATGCCAAAGGATCTGTGCCTTGACCAGCAAACCAATTATTGGGATTGATGATTAATTGTTTGTCATATTTTTTGGCATATGCATACCCAGCAGCTATTTGAAATAGTTGATTGCCTACACCCCCGACAACATTTACATAACAATTAGACATAATTTTTCAACTTCAACATCACATGTTTTACCGCCATCCACATATCCAAATATTTGTATTGTGCGAGACGACCCATGAATATTATATCTTGTTCTTTTTTTGCCATCTCTTCATATTTTTTATAAATTGAGTTGCACTTTCATATTTTAATATTTAAATATTATGTTTTGTAATTTTATCGTTATGGGGGTTTTATGAAAAATTATCTAACCAAATTCAAGTATGATGGCTTGTTATTGTTTATCAATTCTTCAAAATCTGTGATTAACGCAGTTTTATCACGGGGCCAGAATTTTTCAATGTTGGTCAATGGTGCCATAATGTCCTTATCATCTCCTGCAAAATGAGTAAACCCATCATGCTCATAATCATTATCTCTTCCGCACCCAACCATCTTCACATTGCAGTTTTCATGATTTACGTAGTTTCGTATTATCTCAAACGGTCTATACAAAAGAAATGGAGTTATGCTGTAAACAAATGGTATTTTACCAGAATCTGCCAATCCAACTGCCATACCCAGCATCAATTGTTCAGATGCTCCTACTGTATATGCTCTATCTGGATATTTTTCCAAAATATTATCAAATATCTTATATCCTAAATCACCAGTTAGGAAAAAAATATCTTTATTTTTTTCCATAGATTTTTCCAATAGTTCCGCAAATTTATATCTCATATTTCAAGTTTGTTAAAATTTCATTATCTGTTATTTTACAATAGTGGGCTTCAATTGATTTATCATTTAAAAACTTGAATTTTTTCAATACATCAGAAGTATCTACAATTGTCACGTTTTTAATCTCAAATGCCTCTATACACTTGGATAATTTGGTGATGTTAATTTTATCATACGCGCTAAATCCATTCGCGTTTACAAATATATGCAGGTTTGGAGATGGATTCTTACTCAGATAATACAACGATTCCCATATACTTCCTTCGCAACATTCACCATCTGAAATTACACAATATACATCAATGTCTCTGTTTCCTATTGATGCGCCTATTGCAACAGGCAACCCCAATCCAAGACTACCTGTTGAGCAGAAAATGTTATCACTTTTATTTTTTTCTGGATGAACTCCATATTTATCAAATAAGTTCTCAGCGTCATTATTTTCATAATGTTCCATACAAACATATTGTGATAGTCCTGCGTGTCCATTTGAAAGAATTACCACATCATCAGCATTTTTACGTGCATAAATATCCGACAATATCGGCATTGTTGTTACACAACTGCTGATATGTGATAGATTTTTCTTGTAGATTATATCAATTAATCTGTTGTGTAATTTATTGTAAACGTTCATACAGCCAATTTGCAATCTCAGGTTTGAATAATTGATTAAATTTTGGTTTATTACTACCTTTTGCTACGTGATAGCATTTTAATGGTATATCATTAATGCACACTATATCATTAACAATTTCACACATATGCTCTTTGTTTAAAGATGAACATCCATAAAAACCTCTTCTGGTGGAATCATCACAATGATAAGCACCATCTAATACTTTATATTTGAAATTTCCAAATTCTATAACCATGTTTAATACATCATTATCACGGCAAGTCATATGCCTAGCATGTTTTATAGATGCCGCTTCGTAAGTGTCCCAAAAGTTTTTACTTGTAGACGCTACAATACCAGCGTGTCTGTAATTTTCCGTAGGAATTATTTGATACATATTATTTAAATACGTTCTTATAGTTATATGATCTACATTTTCATACAAATTGTGACTCGATGGACTTGCGACATCATAATCACCTTTTAAAATTTCATCAAGTCGTCCAAATATAAAATGATCTGAGTCTATGTTCACAACCAAATCATAATCATTATAAAATAATTTAGCAGCAGATGCTTTGATATTGTACATATCAATATTTGAATTTGCACTTTTTAATTTAGAAATTTCATCATCTCTCAAAGTAAAAAGAGGTATTTCGGGATGAAAATATTTAAAACTTTTTTCAAATAATTCATATTCAATAGTAGAACTATATCCACTTTCTAGTAAAGTAAAAAAACAAGTTTTCATATTATTTTTTTTGCAAAACAACCAAATAACTTTGCGGAACTTCTTCTACTACATCAAACAAATTTTCTGATACCATTTGCTGGTAATATTCATAATTACCATGGATATGCCCATGGGGGATCATATCATGTAGACATAGATATCCACCCTTTGCTATTTTATTTTTTAGCAAATTCCATCCAACCCATTGAGATATTGGAAAATCTAAATCTATCAATGCATAGTGAATATCTCCTTCTATGAATGATATGTCAGTATCTTCTGTTATAAGACCCTTTACTAGAACTACGTTATCTAATTGTTGGCTGTCTAAATTTTCACGGATATATTCATATTTAAATTTTTCAGTTCCGTAATTTGGATCATTATACCAAGGGTCCATACAATATGTAGCGTGAGCTTCTTTATCTGGGGTAGTTACTTCCATTGTATATTTACAACTTTTTGCAATTTCTTTTGGATGCCCCTCGAAAGTGTCAAATCCCCATATGGTTCCTCTATTTTTCCAACTTTTACCTATTCGCTCTATGCCTCCCCCATATGCGATTCCCATTTCAACCCCATTTAAATTTTCAGAAAATTTAGATTTGCATATTTCTGAATATTTAAATGTTATATCAGAAGCTCCATTTGTATCATTTAGTTGGTTCATAAATTATTTGTATGCTAACACATTAAGATTATTATTAAGAAATTCACTGTTTATAAATTTAATTTTATATCCCATTGATGAAAATTTATTAACTATGTCAGTTGGATTCACAAACGGTGGGTGTATTTCAATGTAAATGTTTTTGCAAAATGGAGCAACTTCATCAAATGTCGGGTCTTCTAATATCGAAAATTGCTCACCGCCTTCAATATCAATCTTCAAAAGATCAATAATTGGTTCATTTAAACTTTTTATAAAATCAATAATAGTTTGGCATTTAACTGTATTACCACCACGTTCAATTCGGTTTTGTGTGGTATTACTCTCATCCACAATGAAACTACACTCCCCGTTGTAATTATTGAACGCTAATTCACAAAATTCAATATTATCGATTTTCAATTTTTCAGACAAGCTTCTCAAAATATTTAAATGCTTTGCAGTAGGTTCGACTGCATAAATTTTCTTACATGCCTTGAATAAATGTAGAGCGAACAGTCCAATATTTGCACCCCCATCGATGACAACGGCGTCATTATTATTAAATATTTTTTTGAAATCTGGATCATTGTAATGTCCATTGTTTATCTCCTTCTCGATAATATGTTTCGTAAAGGAATTACCTGTGTGGTAATATTCCATGAATTCGTCATAAGGAGAAAGCTCCACGGGCGTCGAATTCATTGTGTTTAATGTTGTTGACATATGTTCCATAATTTATACTGATTAAGCCCAAAGTCAAGATCGTATTTTGGAATAAAATTGTAGAATTCTTTCATTTTTGTTGTATCGCATATCCAAACATCAGAGTCACATTGTTTTTTGTAATCTACATATTCTATTTCTGGAATAGTTACAGGATTTATAATTTTTATCATAAGATCCAAAACATCTCTATTTGAATATGATTTTCCAGTTCCCACGTTATAAATTTCTCCATAGTTTGGATCGCTGTTTATTATTAGATTGATAAAAGATACAAAATCTTCAATATGGATAAAATCATGATTTCCTTGTATCAATCTTATAGGAATATTATTAGTTAGATTGTTGTATAGTGTGGGTATCAATCGGCTACTTGGTTCATTAGGACCATACACACTAAATGGACGGATTATTGAAATGTCTTTATTGTATTTCGTGGCTATTTCGTGACATCGCATAGTTCCTATCAATTTAGTCATTGCATAATAAGAACATGGTATACATTCATCATTCTCATTCATAGGTTTGTCACTTTTGCCATATTCGGATGATGATCCAAAATATAACAATTTAACATCATTGCGTATCACCCAAGATAATATGGTATCAGTAAGTTTAATATTGCTATTAAACATTTTTGTTTCGTCGTATATCTCAGCTGCGCTATGAATTATAATATTTGGTTTAAATTGATTTAAACACTCTATGATATTATCACCTCTTTTATACAAGAAAAAAGAATAGCTCTTTGATAAATTCTGAACTATACTTTTTCCTAAAAATCCACTAGATCCTGTTATAAAAATTTTCATAAATTATTGCATTTATCTATCATAAATTGCACACTTTTCAAATCGTTATTTTGTTGATCTAAGCAATTTTGCAACACTAGATTTTTTGTATTATTGGCCCATTCTAATTCATTTAATCCAAAGGCTATTCCATATCTATTAAATGGGAAGTGATCTTTCCATTTAATAGATGATAAATCTGTATTTGGAATGACAACTACAGTGCATCCACATAATGCAGCTAAAGTCACCCAAAAACATTCATTATCATAACAATAAAATGTCTCACATCGGTTCAATAATTCAGCAGCGGCGTCCCAATTATTTTCATAATGAGCTAAATTAATAGCATTATTTGAATGATATTGATTAGCAATACCGCCCTTTTTAACTAAGAAACACTCTGAAATATCCCGAGTTTGATTAGTATTTTTGAATATGTCATAATCTATAAAAGAACATCTCATATGACCATCTATTTCCCCGTCATAATGAAAAAAAGAAGAATATTTAAAAATTAAATCGTTATCTTTTTTATTTTGGTAAAATCCATCACCGACACCTGCACACTTTCCCGGTGTGTTTAATATCCAACGAACTACGTGATTTGCATTGATTGGATTTCCATGCACAATTTCTGGATATATTATAACGCAATCTTCGATAGCTATTGCATTTTCTCCCAGAAACGGAGAGTTTAATTTATAGTGAGTTGCTTTTGATGTGATGTATGCTGTCTTACCAAGTGATCTTATATCATGGCATAATTTGTGCATTGCCACTTGACCGCCACTACTCGGATCAAATGAATTCATATAAATTAAGAATGTCTTTTCCATTTATTATAAAATTTTTCTGATTGTCCGTAGGTTGCGTCATGTCGGTCTTCTAATAAATCGTGCGATGCGTTTGTCATGTGATACACTTTACTATCGCATATCAATGCATGTTTGATATTATTACATTCCAACGACATCGCATAGTCGTTATCCTGATACCAAAATTCAAATTGTTCATCAAATAATTTACATGTATCCATCAAACTACGATGCATTAAAATACACCAACCGCAAACTTGATTAGATACTGTATAACCATAGATTATACCTTCTTGTGGTATGGTGGTATGTAGATGCCAATTAGGTGATATTGGAGATGCTGATAAAATTTCTGGATTTTTTAAAAGTGCATCCTTCATACTCTTTAACCAAGATTTGGTAAAAAATAAATCATTGTTGCAAATTAATATCCAATCAGCTTTTGATTGAGCAATGCCAATATTTAAAAATCTATTATAATTGAATTTTTCTTCTGGATGTATGACAGAGCAATCATGATACATAAATCCTAATTGTTTGAAATCTAATTCATTTACAGATTCAACTACAATAACATTTCCAGACCATTCTTCCGAATTTTTCAAACTGTTGATAGTTCTACATGTCAATCCGTATCGTTCAAGATCAACTGCTTTACTTAAAATTATTGAGTCTATAATCATACTATAGTATTTTTTAAAAATAAAGTGTCTTTAATATATTCAGATTCTATCATCAACCCATATTGATATAATGAATTATTATTATGAGTTCCTCCGAAATCAATATCGGTATCTGCTGCCGAAGGATCGAATTTTTTAGTTCTCCATGACATACCTTCGTAATGTTTGAAATATTTATTTTCTAAATTTGCATTAGCAATAAGCAAATTTGAATTTATCACATCCTCAAACATTGTAGATCCTATATCATAAATTCGGTCTTCTGATCTGCTTTGCTTAGTTCTTATAGGATCAAAAAATTTAATGTTGTTTTCTTTTAAATGTTTCAAATTTATAAAACAAAACCATGGATCAACTCTAGGATACAATTGCTTGCCTCCTCTATCACCAGATACATTTCCCAACAATGTGAAATTTCCGCTTTTGAACTTTTCGTAGATAGGTGCGATATCTTGATACAAAATCACATCGGAATCTATCAGCAAAACATGCTCGGTTTCGATAAGTTCGAACCCTTTATTTACACCATTGCCGTGTGACGTATTCTCCATAACGTGATACGTCGCCCCTTCCACCACATCCGATATATCCGTAGGTGTTCCTGTATCCATTACGAGAATTTCAGGCATTTTAGAGCAATGCAACCGCACCGATTTTAACAAATTTTGAATTAAAATCGGCGTATTGTAATTACATGTGAGTAATGTCAGATTCATAATCAACTACCGTAAGTCACTTTGATTTCTCTTAATTTTTGCATGATATCATATTCATTGCTCGTCGGTATTTGACCGGGGTAGCAATTATGTTTTGATACAAATACGGCGTCAGCTTTTGATATTATCTCAGAATGATTTGGCTTTGATGAAATTGCAGATTGCTGCAAGCTCCATTGTTCATCACCTAGATATTCCCATGAATTTTCAATATCTGCAAAATTCCAAAACGGAGGATGCATTCCCAATTTAATGATTTCATATGTATGATCCACATGCTCGCATGCGTTGTAGTATCGTTCATCCAAGAATCCGGCGTGATTGATGCATTGCCTTGTATAGAAGGAAAATGCACCAACGCAATGTGGATACAATGGAAGTTTCATAGTTCCATATTCCACTATATATGTTGGATTTGGTTGATTAGTTCCATCAAATGTCTTATTCATCAATCCATGTTGAGAATAATTGAAATGTTGAATGCCCGTGTATTTGGAAGCTTCGATGTATTTTTGAAAGACTTCTGGATTTTTAATATAGATATCATCTTCAATCAAGAAGAAGTAGTCACACCCTTTATCAAACAAAAATTTCAAAGCGTCGTTTTTACTTTTACCAACGCCTTGATAAGGTTCGTCATGTGATATCAGATTGGTGATATCTGACAAATGATCCTTAAATGCTCCGTCATTGACCACTACAAGCTCAGTTTCCGCATCAGGAGGAATTGAGCCATAGCACTTTTCAAACGACTCGATACGGTCGCAAGTCAAAATTCCAATTCCTATGGATTTTTTATCATTCATAAAAGTAATTAAACATGTATTACAAAAGTCAAGTCTATTGTGTGTCACTACACTAAATAATTTTATGTCAAATAATCATATTATAGCTCAATTATATAAAATAACGTGTGATGTTAATTGTTGGGTTTATTGGGGTATGGTATATGCTGCCAATAAAACCTATCTGGACCGATTTGAAGAACATAAAATAGGCAAGGGTGGTAAACACCTATATAAGGGAATTTTGGAATATGGAGAATCTGAATTTCGTGTTGAGTTGGTAGAAACTGGCGATTTTGAATATATTTCAAAACGAGAGGAATTAGAATCAAAACACACTTTGTATGCGCATGGGAGCGGTTGGAATGGCAATTCTGGGCATTCTATTTTCAACACGCCTGAAACTATTAAAATTATAAACTCCAAACGACAATTGAAAGAAGTTGAACGAATTGCAAAATTTAAAGAATCATATGGTCAGTTAGATCAACAGAAAATTCAAGAAAAAAGAAGTAATACAATTGCTAATAAATCAGTATCTGAAATACATAAATGGCGAAAATCTATACCAAATTCTTGGAGGGGCGATACTAAAAAAACTAACAAAAAATTACGTAAACAATCAAATTCTCTTAAAAAGACATGGGAAAATCCCACTGATGCTATGATAGAAGGTATTAGGAAGAGCGCCAACTGGAAAATTGGAAAAAATAAAGATAATTGGGACGTTATGCGAAAACATTCTGAGAAAATGAAAATAAAAGTTAAAGGAAAAAATAATCCAATGTTTAAGCATTTTTATATTACTCCACTGGGCAAGTTTGAAACTTATCAAGAAGCTAGTAACGCTCACGGCGCTATAAAAAAATCAAGTATTCAAAGGCTTTGCAAAAATCCAGATAAAATTATAACTAAAACCATAGCAAAATTTTCTAATTTAGATTTTTCTTTTATAAATAAAACCGCCAAAGAAGCTGGGTTTGGGTTGGAATTTATCTAATATTCCAACCCAAATTTCATTTTATCGATTGTTGGACTTTCCATTTTTGATATCGTTGGTTAGTTTAATAATAGTTTCATCGTCTTTTTGTGCCTTTTCTTGTTCTTTGAGCATTTGCTCAAGCACTTGAAGATTTTCTTCGCTAAAAAAGTTTTCATCAGGTTCGATGAGTTCTCCTTTATCATCAATGAAATTGGAAATGAAACTGATTCTATCGTCAATAGTCTTGCCATGAATCTCAATAATGGCTGGACAATCCTCCTTTGGATAAAAAATATCGGTTTCAAGATCTTCGGCATATTGTTCATACAATTGAGCAAATACATCATCAACTTCCAAGATATGATCCTTACTGACATCACGAAGACCATCATCAACAATTGTGATATCTTCGTCATGACGAAGCCAGAATATGATATCAATATTCTTAAGACTTTCTCTCACCAGAGAAATAGAAGCTGCTGTGACTTCATTGTTGATCTTGTTATTGGCATTTCCAACCAATGTGTAGGCCAAGTTGTCCCAAGAGCATCTATCGAAGATGATATTGTCTTCTTTCTTGAATTTCTCTTGAGTTGTCATCATCCAATCAAGAATCAACAATTGTGTTTCTTCTGTAGTTTTAGAAGAATGTTCAAGATTATTTTCTGTGATCACATCGCGATATGTCTTCAGCGGTGTACCATACATAGGCCATCGCTGAAGAAACGCTTTGAGCAAAGTTGACTTTCCCACACATGCAGTTCCTGATATAGCTAATCTCATATAGAGATAATTTAACACACATCAAACGTTTTTCAAGAACAAATCCCATTCTTCTAAGAAATCAACAAAAACAAATCCATTTTTAGGCTTTGTAGGCGATTTATTGAGTCTCAGTTTTTTGCTTTGAGTTGCTACCCAATCTTTTAAGTCGTCGTCTTTTGGATTGAATTTAGACAAATCACATTCTTCTGGTCGTCTGTCACTCTTCCAGATATTAAGCTCTCTGTGGCAGCAAACTTGGTTTTCCCAAGTGTTGGCGTTGCCAGTATGCTTTGATCTAGGAATAATGTGGTCAATGGTAGAAGTTTCCTTTGTAAGCTTTATACCAGAGTAGCAACAGGTATTGTTGTCTCTCTTGATGATATTCATCTTTGTTGGAAAATACACCTGCTTATGAGGTATTCTGTCATAAGATGCACACACAACCACACTAGGAACTCTAACTTTACCTCTTGTAGTCAGTATGAAGTCATCGTATTCTCGCACAGGAAGATTCAACCAGTCCTTACTTCCCTTTATAACGTTGAAATAGTCAACATTGTCTGTTTTATTGTTATCTTCATCAAATTCATAAGTGATGTCCAATGGATACACCACTTCTGAGAAGATGTTGCCGAAAGTCTTTTTTTCATCGCAAACGCCAACAGGAAAATAATACCTGTTCAAAACTAGAATTCGCTGATTCATGTATCGATTTTAGCGAAAAGTTTGAGGATGTCAAGTCTCATTATTTAGTAGATTTAATGTTAAATTCTAACCCCAACCCAACGATCAAATTTCAATTAAATATTAATGAATGAGCACAAAACGTTCTACGCGCAAGCGTAAAGAAAATGATGAAATTGAAATCGATTTTATAGATGCCTATAAGAAAAATTTTAATTTGGGCAACATGAAACTAAAAAAACAATTCCCGTTGACACCTAATCAAAAAAAGTGTTATTATACAATCAATAATCAAAATACCAATATGGTGTTTATTGATGGGTTGGCAGGAACCAACAAAACATATCTATCTGTATATGCGGCAATAGAGCACTTAAAAGAAGGCAAAGTTGACCAAATTATTTATATTAGATCGGTTGTTGAAAGTTCATCCAGAAGTATTGGAGCTTTACCCGGTGAATTGGACGATAAATTTGGTCCATATACTATGCCATTGATGGATAAGTTGCATGAAATTGTTGATGACGCAATGTGCGGTCAATTAATGTCCAACAACTATATCAAAGCAATTCCAGTAAACTTTGTTAGAGGTCTTACTTTTCACAATTCATTTGTCATTGTTGACGAAGCTCAAAATATGAGTCGTGGTGAATTGGCTACTATTCTTACCCGTTTCGGACGAAACACCAAGTATATTATATGTGGAGATGCTAGACAGGCTGATATAAGAGATTCTGGATTTGAAAAGGTTCATCAATTGTTTGATACCGAACACTCTATCAAGAATAATATTCATTGCGTTAAATTTGACGCAGATGATGTTGTTCGTAGTCCACTATTGAAACATATTACCCAAGTGCTGGGGGTTTAACCCCAGCTTGTTCCAGCAAACCATCCCGCGCCTTTATTGTTTTCGATAGGGGCCGGGATTTTTTGTCTAACTGGAGGATCGTTTTCGACCACAACATTTTCAGCAAGTTCGATCATCTCAGTAACTCCTGAAATAGCCGCCATTTCGGTAGTTCCTATACATACATGTTCACCATCGGTGGCTACAAAGTGCGGCCCAAATTGATCCACATTGACCTTGAAGAATTCATCATTGATTGTTACTATTTCTGCTTTCACGTTATGAAGATAGCACACAACCAAGCGTTGTCAAATTAAATTTACGGACCAGTTACATTTATCATATTTATAGGTGATAATATATTTCCATTCTCATCAACTATAACTACTTTTTTGTTATTTCCAGACAAATCAGTTATATTAACATTATATGATTGTTTACCATTAAACACACCTGCATATTTTGGAATTTTATCTGGGTCCAATGCCCACTTTTTCTTTTGAAGACCGTTTGCAATTTTATTCATCAGTTTATCAGACATTCCGCCGGGTTCTATTGTATTGCCAGTAGCTGCATTGTAAGCGCCTGTAACAGTGTTTATCGGTGTCATGTAAAGCTGTCTAGCTTCTGGTGCTACTTTCTGAACGGCATAATCGGCAAGTTTAGCAGCGCCTCCTACAATTTTACCAAATCTACTGTTTTTAACTTTATTAGCAGTATCTTTTATATTTTGCCAAGTGCCTTCTTCTAATAATTCTTTTTGGGTATATTTTCTCATATTAGTATTTAACTTCAATATTTTTATTAGCTATATTATTAAGACTTACATCAATAAGAGCATTTAAATTATTTTCAATAAATTTTTTACCAATAAGAATTTTATGATCATTTGTGCTTCTATTTCCAATACTGAATGGAACTTTAGAAAATCTCCTTCCCCCTATTTCAACATCAAATTGAACAACGGGGCGGTCTTCTGTGTTACCAGCACCCACATTGATGCTGATAGTCCCAATTACAGGTTTTTCTAATGAAAAATTGTTTACGGTAACAAAACGCACATGCTCTTTATCAGGAGAAATTTCAATATTTTCTCCGTGTAATACGTTAAAAGCTCCATTGCCGCTGTCTAATTTAGACGCGATTTTTCCAACTCCTTCTAAATCAAAGAGATAAATATCCTCGATCAAGCCGAGAACATATTTTTCATAGAAAAACTGATTGAATTTTAGCATATTTCAAAATTCATATTCATCGTCAATGTCCGCGCTGTTTGCATAGTCTGCCTTTGAACTCACAGAATAGTAAACATCGGAAGCATAATCAGCAGCTTTTGTGATCTTGGCAAGCATCCATTCTTCAAAATCTGATTCCTTTGCGATTTTTTCCAAACGTTTTGCATATTCACCAAGCTTCTTAAGTTCGGAACATACCATTTCACACAATTCATTTTCTTCATGTTCTAATGTTTCGTGTTCCATGTCAGCGCCAGTATCGAATGACATGACAACTTCTGGTTCTTCCATGTGTTCATGTTCTGCGTGTTCATGTTCTGCGTGTTCGTGTTCTGCGTGTTCGTGGTCAGAATAATCTTCTCCCCCGAATCCATTGAGTTGATCCAATGCGTTTTCTTCTTCGTCATCGTATCTACCAACTGCATAGTTCTCCCAAATCAAATTATTATCTTTATGTTTAAATTCCATAGTATTATTTAATGTTTTGATTTTAAATTTGATCCAACAACTCAGAAATGCCTTCACCCATATGTGGATTGATGATTTTCAAGAATTGTTGAAACACTTGTTTTGCGTTGATATTATTTCCACTTGCGAACTGTTCACTCAAATCATTAAGTTGGGTCGCTTCTTCTGTATTTTTAGTATCAGACATCCACTTGGTCCCCATGTCGATCATGAATTTAACATACATGTTTTCAGAAGCTGCTGTGAACGGCATTTCAGGAGCGGGTGCAGCTGGTGGTTGTTCTGGAGCAACTTGTTGTTGAGAACCATCATCCATAGGCATATCGCCTTGTTGCATTTCTTCACCTTGCTCTCTGATAAGCCTGATGTGATGTTGAATTAAAGATAACGTCTTGCTTTTCATATGTTTGGCTGTGGCTTGTATTTTTCGATTTCCTCGGTTGCTTTGTTGTAATCTTTTAGCATGATAGGTAATTTGTCGCTCACAGCTTTTAATCTGCTTGCTTTGGCTTGTGCCGCTGCTTGATTACTTTTGGATAATGTTTCAATTGCATCGTCCGCTTCTCCATCTTCTTCTGGCTTTGCACTTTCAACGGCTCCTTGCGTGATACCATCAAGACGAACCACGAACGTTCTGTTGTTCTCTGGATCATCAATATACAAAGTGCCATCAAGACCATTGCCGCTATGCAAACCAGCAGCTTTTAAAAGGTGTCTGAACTCATCACGCTGATCTAAATTTTCAACAAGTGTAGGATCATAAGCTTCAATTTTTGAAAGAAATTTACTCATGTCTGTATTTAGACAAAAAGGCAAAGCTTGTTTGACAACTCATTAAAATAAACATCGTTGAGATAAGTCAGACCATTTTTGTTCAAATACTTTTTGATCTGTTTTAACGATTTCAATTTTCTCTCGGTGTTTAAAAACAATTCAACTTGCGATACCGTTTCACAGTCAGATTCTGTGATTTTTGAAAAAATCTCATTAAGATCTTTGATTTGTTCAAAAACTGTAAATCCAAAAATAATTTTTAACTTATGAATCAATTTGTTGCGGAACGCATCTTTGGTCAATTGATTGCTAAACAGATACAATTTCTCAGTGCGATGTCTATTCTTAATGTATTCTACGAATGTCAGAAGAAATTGTGTGGTGTATAATTTTTTTATATCCCTGTTTGAAAAATCAAAACTAATGTCAAGATTTAAATTTTTCAACATCTCAGGAAATTCTCGATTGGTTTTTTTAAAAATTTCATCAATGTCTAGTAATTCTTTATTACTATCTTCAAAAACTATCGAAAACACCACGCTTTCTAAAACTTCCTTTTCAATATTCATGTGTTAAAATTTAAAATTTTTGTATTTTTCCTGTAATGATTTAGGAACTTTATTGATTCTAACGTTGATTATACCATTGTATGATGAAGTGTCAAACAAAACATTCGCTTTCATTTGTTCATACATTTCAAGAAATTTCATTTCCCATTGATTTTCACACAGATGCAACACTTTTTTTGTAAAAAAATCAATTCCATATTTCTCCATATCCACCTTTAATTCTTCTGAACTTCCCCAGTAACTGTCAACATTGTTGTCAACGTAAGATATTCTTGCTCGTTTCTTACCTTTTAATGGTTTTTTCTTTACTCTTTTTAATAATTTTTTACATCCTATATAATATTTCTTATCACTATCAGGATGATTATTATTAATAATGTATACAAAACCATGATATTTGGTGGTGTCATCAGGTAAATCAATCCAATTACTCATATTGTAATTATGAAATTTAATTCTTATTACAATAATTATAATAAGTATTATATATTATATTATATAATAGTATATTACCAAGCCCACCCACTACAACCCATAACTACTTCACTTTTTTAAGTTGTCAATAGGTCAAATAGAACTTTTTTTACTTTTATTGCGTATATTCTTATTCAAATCCTTCACATTACCAGATTGATATAGTAAAGTATCCTCATATCCTAAATTCCTTCGTTGAACAGTTGGTTTCTTTTTCTTCTTACCACTTTTTACAATTTTGGTATCATCGGGAGCATAAGTGTCGGCATTTGGTCGTCCCATATCAGTTATTGTAGGAGCTATTGGACCAACAACTTCTCCCGATGTCATTTCATTATACATTGATTCATACAATTTTTGTATTTCAGCATTATCTTTACTTGACATTGACATATTCTTATTTACAATAACTAATATAAATGAGTCAACAGAATATCAGATTAAAATATGAACAGAGGATAACCTTATTTGCCAATGACATCAATATTTTAACACTGGGGGATAAATTGAATCAAATCCCCGGAGAGAAATCATATTGGGCCAACGAATTGAGTAAGGTCGAACAATCTCTTCGTGGTCTTGAAATGAAAAAGAAGAAATTGATCAGAGAGCTATCCAAAAAACTGTTGGATAACAGTCCTGTTAAATTGAACAAGTCCACATTCGATAAGATTGAAGAGAGTGAAAACGTGGAAGAATTAAATGAACAGATTGAAGATATCAAATTAACTGTAAAACAGTTAGAACGTATATACGAAACTATTAAATATAGTGCCAAGGATTTTGAAAATATTCTCAAATTCCACCAATTGGAAATGAACTGATGATAAAGATGCACTACGATACAAAAGCTAGAAAGGGTCAGATAATATGCGATCCTGCTCAATTGTCGTTAGTGCGTGGAAAATTCAGCGTAAAAAATGAGAACGCTAAGTTTGCTAAAAAATTCAATCGAAAAATACCAGATAGAAAACACGCTATCGACAATGTTGGGCGATTTGATTTTGGATTGTATAAGGAAATATTACAATTCCTGATAGACAATCAATTTATCAATATCGAATATACTCCAGAGTTCACCGACGCATTGCGATGTGGTATAAGCGTAGATACTGTTTATGATGGCTTTAAATACCCCCACAGGGACTTTCAATTGGAAATGGTAACACTAGCCTTAAAATACGGCAGAGGCACTTTAAAGAGCGCAACAGGATCGGGAAAAAGCTTTTGTATCGCATCCATCATCGAGAACTTTTGGAGAAACAGAACCAACAAGACATTCAAGTGTTTTATTTCAGTTCCCGGAACAAGTTTGGTCAGTCAGTTACAAAACGATTTCGCAGAATATGGAGTTGCTTTTTCTTATTCGGGATGGACTGGAAAAGATGAATTGCAAAATACCGAGGTTGTAATTTGTAATAACCAAAATCTAGCATCTAAATTCGATGACAATAAATGGATTTTGGATGTTGATTTGCTTATTGTCGATGAGTGTCATGGAGTCAAGACAGGTTCCGAATTGACAAAAATAATTTCAAAAATCAAGACACCGAATAAATTCGGGTTAACAGGAACATTTCCAAGAGATCAATTTGATACATGGAAAATTATTGGAACATTTGGACCTGTGTTGTATGTAAAAACAAGCAAGGAATTGAGAGACGAAAATGTCTTAACCGATGTAGCCGTTAAGATGATCAGGTTTAAACATCCAAAAAAATCGATCCCGAAAAGGATCAAACGAACGGACAAGTCGCCAACAGAAGATTATTTGGCTGAATTGTCCTACATTTACAACAACGAATCCAGAAACAATTTTATAAAGAAGATCGTTTCGAAATTACCGAACAATACGCTAGTTTTAGTCAACCATTTAGAACACGCTGAATTGTTGAATATTTTACTTTCTACAATCACCGACAAAAAAACATTTTTGATCAAAGGAGATGTGGAAGTATCAGATAGAAATTGCGTTATTCAAGAGCTTGAGACAAACAGTAATATTGTATGTGTGGCTATGAGCAGCATATTTGCAACTGGTATCAATATTAAAAATCTCCACAACATCGTGTTCGCATCTGGAGGAAAAAGCTTTATCCGAATAATTCAAGGTATTGGTCGAGGTCTTCGTTTGCACAATAGTAAACAAAAATTAGCAGTCATTGACCTTTCAGATAATATCCATTATTCAATGGATCATGCTGAATTGAGAAAACAATATTATGAGGACGAACAGTTACCTTGGAAAGAAATAGAAATAATTTTATGAAACAAATTGAAACAGTAGATATCCCACTAGATGAAGCCATAATTATCAAGACCGAACCAAAGATTCCTAAAAAGTCATACACGAATGAGTTCATGGCAGAAATTGAAAAGTATTACGCTACCGATAAGATGACCAATGAATTAGCCAGCCATATTGTTAAAATTGCAGAAGGTCTTAGTTATAATTGGAGGTTTATTAATTATACAAATTCTTGGAAAGAAGAAATGGTAGGAGACGCTATCATCAAGATGTATTCGGCATTGGAAGGTAAGAAATATGATGTTACGATTGGATTCAATCCATTCAGTTATTTCAATCAAATAGCGTGGAATGCATTTACAAATCGAATTAAGAAGGAAAACCGCCAGCATGAAGCATTGCAAGAATACAAGCAAATAGTTTATGAGCAAACTATGAATGATTCAGATGCTCATGTTTATGTAAAGCCAAATGGATTCTCGACAGATGATGATGATTCTTGCGATTGTTCATCATATAGCGATTGACAAATGAATGCATTATGATTTAATATTGCAATGATTAAAAAAACCAAAGTCGCTATCTTTACCGACTTGCATTTGGGAATTTATGGTAATTCCGAAAAATGGCATGAGACGGCATTGAATTGGGCCGACTGGATTGTCTCTGATTTGACCACTAAAAAAATCAGAGACATTTTCTTTTTGGGTGACTTCTTTGACAACCGAAGTGAAATTAATGTTCAGACTATTCACGTAGCGGCTCAAATTATTGAGAAATTTAAAAGCTTCAATATGTTTATGATTGTGGGCAATCATGATGCATATTATAAAAATCGAAGCGATATTCATAGCCTTGGAATGGTCAGAGGTCATGAAAATATCACACTTGTTGATAAAAACTTGGAATTTACAGCATTTGACAAGCACTTTTTGTTGGTTCCTTGGAATAATGATATTCCAGATTCCAAATTTGATTATGTGTTTGGACATTTTGAAATTCAAACATTCAAAATGAATAATTATACGGTTTGCACACACGGTCTTACTCCGATGGATCTATTCAAAACCAAAGCGACTTCTATTTTCAGCGGTCATTTCCACAATAGAAACAGCAAAAAGTATAAAGAAGGCTCAATTCACTACGTTGGAAGTTGTTTCCCAATGGACTTTTCCGATGTTGGCAACATAAAAGGCTATCATTTGCTTGATGTTGAAGATGGATCGATTGAGTTTGTTGAAAATACTGTGTCGCCAATATTCACGAAGTTGTTTTTAAGCACGTTGAAAACTATCAACAAAGATACAGTAACGAATAACATAGTCAAATTGGTCGTTGATATCGATATTGATGAGAAGAAGCTTGAAAAGCTGGAAGCAGCATTGGGTAAGCTTGGTCCTTGGCAATTTACAGTCGATCACAATACAGTCACAGCGACATTAGAAGATGTTGAAAACATTGATTCCATTGACATCAAGGTAATGTTTGATGAATTCTACGAGCAATTAGGATTGAAAGATGATCAACTCGAACGAGTCAAAAACATAAATAGTGAACTTTTTGAAAAGAATAAGCAATAATGAAAAAAATCAAATACAAACGCCTTACCGTTCAAAATTTCCTAAGCATAGGAAATGATGCTATCGAAGTTAATTTCCACAAGGGATTGAATTTGATAACAGGAACAAACATCGACAATCCAGACCGTAAAAATGCAGTTGGGAAAAGCGCGTTGATGTCTGCTTATTTCTTCGCTCTTTTCGGAGAGACAATCGGAAAAATTAAAAGCGAATTCATTGTCAATAATGTAACCAAAGGTAAAGGCAAAATCGAACTGCTGTTTGACGTAGAAACGACCACAGGCGTTCAGAGTTACAAAATCGTTAGACAGGTCAAGCCAAGTAAAGTCGAGCTTTGGAGAGGCGATGAGGACATTACCAGAGACAGTATCGCAAATACCAACAAATACATTTGCGATCTTCTAAGCACAAATTCAACGATTCATAAAAGTTGTGATATTATGACATTGACCGATACAACATCGTTCATGTCCAAAACATCAGCTGATAAAAGAAAGTTTATTGAGGATATTTTCGGAATTGAAATTTTCGGAATGATGTTGAAGGATTTGAAAAAGCTAATTTCTGAAAACAAAAACGAACTGAATGTATCAGTAGCGGTTTTGGAAGAAGTGAAAACATCCATAAATGCATACGAGTCGCAGATGGAAGAAATCGAAAAGCAAAAATCCGAACGTGAAGAGATTTTCAATCTCCGAAAGAATGAGATTTTGAATAAGATTGGCAAGACGCAGAGTATGTTGGATGAATTACCAGCAGACTTGGATATTGATGCATTGATAGATGAAGAAAACAAAACGATGAAAGGAATTTCATTGATTGATGGCAAGATAATAACTTTGTTAACTCAAATATCTGATAAAAACAAGGACATTGGATATGCTCGAAATGAAATCCGAAAAATGTCAAATGTGGATGAAGGTGTGCAATGCGAACGCTGTTTGCAGAATATTGAGCATGATCACGTAGCTCTTTTGGAGTCGTTGGTCGCGAAATACAATCTCGATATTGAGACATATTCAAATGAAGTGGCCGAACTGCAACAAACTTTAAGTGATTGGAGAGACAAAAAGACGAAATTACAAGCTAATTTAGGTTTGATTTTTTCTAAAAAAACCCAAGACAAGGAAAACAAGCAAAAGAGAACCTATCTGTCTGAGAGATTGACAGAATACAATGATTCATTGGATAATTTGAAAATGGATGCTGAAAACACTACATTTTCAACCGAAACGTTTGCAGAAAACATAAAAAATGCAGTAGGTAAGAAGGAAAACTTAGATACTGACGTAGCACTGCACAAGCAGAAAGAAGCTGATTACGACATTTGCAAATTTGTATTGGGAGAAGAAGGTGTTAAAAGCTTTGTCATTAAGAAATTGCTGGATATGTTGAATGGCACGATTGCGAAATATCTCAAGGATCTTGGAATGCCGATCAAATGTAAATTTGATGAGTATTTTGATGAAGAGATTTTAACTGGAAAGAATAAAAAGTTCTCATACAGCAATTTGTCAGGCGCTGAAAGACGAAGCGTTGACATTGCATGTGTTTTGAGCTTCTCGGATATGCGCAGAAAGATCAACGGCGTTTCTTCAAATGTTGAATTTTATGATGAAATTTTCGACGGTGCATTTGACGAAAGAGGATTAGATTTGTTGATCAATGTATTGAAAGATCGAATTGTAAAAAACAACATGAGCGTGTATGCAATTTCCCATAGGAAAGAGACTATGAAGCATATCGACGGTGAAATTGTCAATCTGGAAAAGGAGAATGATATAACTCGACGGGTTTAATGCTTGACATTCCTATTTGATAAAATAACTATCGTATGTTTGTAAATCCATTTCCTTCTCCGTTCCCGACAGCATTTCCGGGAATTCAATTCGCGTCTAATCCTAAGCCAACAGGTAAAAATGAAAAAGATCCAAATCAACCAAAACGTTATGTTAATTTCATGGCTGATAGAGGTGGTTGTGGTATGTGGAGAATTGGATGGCCTGAATACATCATCAACATGACAGGCAAGGGAGATTCCTTATCAACTACCAAAATGATTCTTGAAAAGGAATGGTATAGGGATATTGCCACTATCAAACTCCAGCGACAGGCGAGTGGTCCACAAAAGGAATTCATGCAATATCTGAAGTCTATTCAATCAGAAATGGGATTCAAATTAATTTATGAAGTGGATGATGTTGTGTTTAGAGAAGATATTCCTGATTACAACAATAATAAAAAAGCGTTTGATAACGATGAAATTAGACAGAATTGTATCGACATGATCAATATGGTTGATGAGGTCACAGTAACATGTGATTTTATGAAGACGCTTTATCAAGAGCGCACAGGGAAAAAAGAAATTACTGTCATTCCTAACTTTGCTCCTTATTGGTGGATTGGGCATCAATATGATTACAAGAGAATTATTAATACATTTGAAAAGAACAAGAAAAAACCGCGTATTGTTTACGCAGGTTCAGCTGCTCATTTCGATATTGGCAACAATACCAAGCAGCAAGACGACTTTACTCATGTGATCAAATTCATCATTGATAATATTGACAAGTATCAATTCATTTTTATGGGTGCTGTGCCACCTCCTCTCGTTCAGTATGCATTTAGCAAGAAAATTGAAGTGTATTCTTGGAAGAACCTTTTGGAATATCCAAACTTCCTTAATAGTTTGGATGCTCAATTGTTCTTGGCTCCGCTTCAAGATAATAACTTCAATAGAAGCAAGTCTGATATCAAATATATCGAAGCTGCTTGTCTTGGAATTCCTTGTTTGTGTCAAGATATGGTGACGTATCAAAATGCGTTGCCAAATCTTAAGTTTACCGATGGTGATGATCTTGCTAATAAGGTCGATGAGCTTCTAAATTGGAAAAACCGTTCAAAGTATTTCCAATTGATTCCTCAATTGAGAGAAATTGCATCTCATAGATTCCTAGAATTGGATGACAATATTGGATGCCACCTTGAAGCTTTGGATACGCCGTATGGAGATCCTTCAAGACAATTGCTCAAAAAGTGGAACTGAGATCAACCTCTAAATTCCTGATAAGGATATAGAGGTTCTCTCAAATGCTTCAACATATTTTCAAGCTTTTTCAATGCATTCATATCGCGAGGATTGTTGAAAAATTCAGTTTTTGTCATTTTGTAGTAATTTATCAATCCTTCAATTTTATGTTCAAGAGCGTGACAAACTTCATTAGCTTGAGCCTTAACACGTTCTATTTGAGGATCTACGTTGGAGTATGATGATTTAAAATCTAAATTTTCATAAATATTGCCAATTGCGAGACTATCTTGCTTATCCATTTGAATATTTAGCAAATACATTTTTAAAAATGCCACGATTTGGGATTGACAGATTCCCAAATCGTGCTATCGTTGGTTGAAATGTATCGAAATTGCGTCTACAACAACCGAGAAAAGTGCATTCATCTGTTCACATGGGACGCCGATGGCAATCGTGTGCGACACGATTTGGATTTCAATCCGTATTTGTTGGTAGAAGACAAATACGGAGCAGAAGAAAGCATTTTCAAAACAAAACTCCGCAAGAGAGAGTTTCCAACGGACTTTGATCGTAAGAAATTTGTCAAAGAATCCAAACTGAAAAGATTGTTTGAAAACATTCCTCCAGCGCAACAATTTCTTGTTGACAACTACTGGACCCAAAACACCGATGATGATTTCAGTAAATTTGCCTTGAAAGTGATGTTTATAGACATCGAGACTTTCAGCAATAAAGGGAAGTTTCCCGATATTAAAAATCCAGAGGATACGATCAATTTGATCAGTTGTTACGATACGATCAAGAATCGTTATGTGACATTCGGATTGCGCCCATTTGATACAAAGCACATCAAAGACAAGAAGGTGAAATACATTCATTGCAAATCCGAAGAAGAATTGTTGAAAACTTTTGTCAAATTTTGGGAAATGGATTATCCAGATGTTGTATCTGGATGGAATTCAAGCGGATTTGACATTCCGTATATTGTAAATCGAATCGCGGCTGTTTTGAACGAGGATTGGCAAAAGAGATTGTCGCCAATTGGCCGAATATATGAAAAGGTCAAAAAGAATGTAAAGTTTGGAGAACCTCCATTTGAACTTATTATCGAAGGTGTTGCATCTGTCGATTACATGGTTATGTATCAGAAGTTCAAACTTGACAAACAGGAGAGTTACAAACTGGATTACATTGCAGAAGTTGAACTTGGAGAGCAGAAGTTGGAATATGAGGGTCAACTTTGGGAACTTGCTGTTAAAGATTGGAAAACCTTCGTTGATTACAACATCAAAGACGTAGAACTTCTTGTGAAGCTGGATGACAAGCTTCGTTACATGAAAACGTTGCGATTCCTTGCCAATATTGGATTGACAAACATAGACAAGGCGATTTCGACATTGCCAATTATGAATGGCGCATTGGCTGTTCAAGCTAGAAAGCGCGATCAGCGTATTCCAACATTCATAAGACCTTTGAAAACTGGAAAAAATCCGGGAGCTTATGTCAAAGATCCTGTTGTAGGACTTAGTGAAAACTTAGTCATCTTTGACGCCAACTCGCTGTATCCAAGTGTTATGATTTCTTTGAATTTGTCTCCAGAAACCAAGATTGGCAGATACGAAGAGCTTGATGATGTTGTCAACATTTATCATGTGAACGGTAAGATGTATTCTCTTCAAAAGGATAAGTTTGAACAGTATGCAATTGCTGAACAGTTGTGTATGACAAAGGCAAACTTCTTGTTTTCTCAAAAGCGCAAGGGTATTGTTCCTGAATATTTGGATTGGTTGTATGCCGAACGAAAGAAGATGCAGCAGGCGTTCAAGGATTGTCGTAAAAAACTGGAAGATGATTCTCTTTCAAAAGAAGAAATATTGCAACTGACCGATGACATGAATAGATTTGATTCAGTTCAGTATGCATATAAAATCAATCTAAACTCGCTTTATGGATACATGGGGAATGGTTACGCGCCCATGGGCGATGATGACATTGCATCATCAGTTACATTGACGGGACAATCAGTTATTAAAAAATCCAATGATTTGTTTGTCGATAGCGTTCGAGCAAAGTTTCCAGAAATCTCAGTTGATACTCTCGAAAAATCCATCATCTACAATGACACCGACTCAGTTCACGTTTCGTTGAAGTGTGTGCAAAACAAAGGAATTCCATTGTTCAAAGATGGGGAATTGAATTCAGATTTTTACGATTTCTGCGATTATATTGAAGATTATCTGAATGCTGGTATGACAACATGGGCAGCTTCTGAATTGAGAAGTTCCGATCCTCGATTTGTGTTCAAGCGAGAAGCCATTTGCGATGCAGGTATATTCCTCAAAAAGAAGTATTACGTCTTGCATCTTGTGGATGATGAAGGTTTCAAAACTTCCAAGTTTAAATATCGTGGAGTTTCGGTCGTTAAAACTACAATGCCCAAGAAGCTGAAACCGTATTTGAAGGAAATCATAGAAAACATGATTACTGACAAGAGTAAAGTGTCAGCAGACGGGCTTTTCAATCAAGCTTATGAGACTTTTAAAACACTAGAAAATGAGAATATTTCACGTATTAGCGGAATCAATACATTTGACAAGTATGCAGACAAGTGTGATGGTTTTGGAACGATTGCCAAAGGTATGCAAGAGCATATGAAAGCCGCTTACTTCCACAACACCATCATTGAAAGCATGGGAATTGGTGGTAAGTATCAAAAGCTTAAACAAGGTGATAAAATCCGTTATATCAATGTTAAAAAACCCAATAAATATGGGGTTGATGTTATCGCATATGGAACTAATTATCCCGAAGAGTTTAGAAATGAATTTGAAGTAGACTACGAAGTAATGTTTGAAAAGTTGATGTATAAGAATATCAACTTCTTTTACAAAGCGGTAGGATGGTTCTTGAGAAGACCAACTGAGAATTTGCGTTGTGAACTCCTAGACCTATTATCAGAATAATATTATGACAACTCAAGAGGCTTACAATAAGGGACTGGACGATGCAGAAGCTACAATGATTGTAGTTTTGGATCAATTAATTCGCAATCAATATGGAGCTAAATTCAATAATCCAGAGTTGGAAAAGCGTAGAAAAGCTCTGCGCATTCAATTAAAATGGACGCATGAATTAGCTGGTAAAAAAAGAAGCAACGTTGGCAAATTTGCACTTGAAGAGATTAAAAAATCACTTGATTTATTGAAATGATAGTGTAAATTGTATTTGTATGAAACAGAAACCAATTGTATTTCAAGACCAAATCGGTCGAACCATCATTGCTAACAAGGTCAGCGAAACTGACGCCACACTGACTGTGGAAAACCCAGTTATGTTTATTGTAAATCCTGACCAATCCGGTCAATTTCAAGTTCAAGCATTCCCAATTTTCTTCTTTGAGTTTATCAATAAGGATTCCAGAGCCAGTAATATATGGACTTATAACAAGACTACAATTGTTACTAGCGACGTTGATCTTGATGATCGAGTTATTGAGCAATACGGTAAGATCAACACTCCCCCAGCGCCAGTTGCCTCTAGTTCCCCAAAAGTGATCTCTATCAACGACCTATAATATGTCTTCGAAAGATGATAAACAAAAACAAATTGATGCTATTTTTGATAGCATTGATGACATCGCTCCATACTCAGCTTATCTTAGTGAGAATAAGCTGACTGGAGTTGATGATTGGATTGATACAGGATCAATGGTTTTGAATGCGTTGATTTCTGGATCGTTGTATGGTGGAGTTCCTAGAGGTCGAGTTGTTCAATTTGCTGGACCTAGCCAAACGTTTAAGACCGGATTTATTCTTAAGATCCTTGCAAATGCTCAGAAAAAAGGTATGCAAGTTGTCATTTACGATACCGAAGGTGCTATTGATGCTGAAAGCGCAGAGGCGATGGGGCTTGATGTGAGTCGAGTTAAGTATTTTACTGTGCAAACAGCTGAAAATACCAGAAATCACATCTACAGCTTGCTTAAAAAGGTGAAAGAACAAGGTCTTGAAGGCAAGGTAATCATTGCAATCGACTCGTTGGCAAACCTCCAGAGTGAACTGGAACTTAGCCGAATGGATAAGGAAAACACTTCAAGCGACATGGGAACATTTGCCAAGAGTATCAAGAGCCTTTTGAAGACATGCACCAACATGTCAACTCTTACAAAAACTCCGATTCTTATAACAAATCACGTTTATGAAGATCCAAGTCAAATGTATCCAACACTGGAGAAGAATATATCAGGAGGTAAGGCTGCTGTGTATCTTCCATCTGTTACAGTCCAGCTTGCTCGTAAGCCGATGAAAGACGATGATGGTAAGACTGTCGATAACACAAAAGCGGCTTCTCAAAAGAGTTACTCAGGTGTTATTATCAGAGCGTTGACTGTGAAAAACCGATTTATCAAGCAATATTTGGAAGGTGAAATGTATCTTTCTTTTGCAACAGGACTTGATAAGTATTATGGTCTGCTTGATATCATGAAGGACATGGGTGTTGTTGTAGCGAACGGTGCTACATATTCTGATTGGGAAGGAACCAAACTTGGATTTTACAAGACATGGCGAAAAGACACTAAACTTTGGGAGCGGTTGCTGCCAGAACTTGAATCTCGTTTGAAAGCAGAGTGGTCGTATGGCAATAAAATAGACAACGAGGAAATACCGGAGGATGAAGATGATACTTCACCTCTAGAAGAAGAGATACCATACGAAGAAGAATGATAAAAAAGGCGGCAGGTTTCACCTGCCGCCTTTTTTTATTTATTCACTTGACTCCAATGCCAAAGATTGATTGGCTTTTTATAACCTCTATCTATGTAATCGCCAGTTGGATTTACATAGCGATCTTTTTTGACTTGTTCCATCATGTAACCAAACGTTCCTTCTTCATCTTCTTCGGGAGAAGGTGTTTCTAAAGCTTGTAGATCTTGCAATTTCTTATTAACAATATTCAATTGCTGTTCCCATGCTGTCTTCAATGCACTATGCGGATTTTGTTCAATTTTTTTCTCATAATCAAACTTTAGATTTAAAAATTTTTGAATTTGTGGATTGTCTGATTTTTCAGGTTTTGGCGGCGGAACGAAATCTGGCAGCGCATTGATCATTCTTTCAACTTCTGCCATTTTCTTACTGAAAAGAGCGATAGCATTGGCATCGTCAATTTTCTGACGGGCGTTAGCAATTTTCAAGAACTCTCGTTTCAACTCTGGAGTTGGAAAGAATTCATCAATTGCGTTTTTCGGAAAAATAGTTTCAACTGAACGTTCAGAACTTGGATGCAATTCTTTGAACGCTGCGATAATGGTTTCCAGTAGTGCGGCTGTTTGATTTTGATTACTTTCCTTGAGTTTGGGAATAGCTTTTTCAAAAACTTCTGGGGAGGCAGTCGAACCATCGGCACTATGCTGAAGTTTGTCAAATTGGTCGATAGTTCTATTGATGATCTGCATAGGCACTTCTCGCACTATAGAAGTTGGAATTGATACAGTTTCATCCCCGTAGTCAATATCCAACTTACTAGAATTGATTGATGAATCAGTTGAACCAGTTATTTTTTCACGTTCAGCTTTGTTGTAATATGAACGAAGCCCAACTTGCATAACCGACAATGCAGCCAACGCAAAACCAACAAAACCAATTGAAAGATCGGTATCAGCAGTAAATGTTTGTCCAGCACCTCCCCGCACAGTTGACATATTATGTCTTGCAACTTTATCTTTCAGTTGCTTAAATCTGTTTAATACATCTTCAGATGCTGTCCAATCTTCATTTTCAAGACCTGTAATTTCAGTTTTTCTTGCGTTTGTAACGTTGAGCGATGTAGCAACGCCACTTTCTTCAACAGAAACAATGTAGTCATACACATCTTGAGCGGAAAGACTGTCAACAGCCATCTTACCTTCTGCGCTAGATGCTAAGTTTTTGAAATTCTCATTATCCATAGCGACTGTAATCGCTTTGTTGTTGTGTTTATCAGCAGTTCCACCACTAATATATCTGAGAAACTTAATATTGCTATTTCCAGATAAGAATTTAACCAACGCTAAATTACCCAATACGTGTCTGTGTGTATCGGTTCCTGCTAATTCGTCCAAAAGATCCATAGCATAACGAAGCATCGGAGTATTCGAACGAATTAAATGTCCCTGATCATCTTCAATTTCTTTAACGTCCTCGAAATCAACCCCTGTATCAGATTCTTCATAATCAGTTACTAAATCTTGATAGGTTTCAACACTTCCATCTCTTGGAATTTCATAATTCGCACCGTTTTTCTGCAAAATATAGTCAATACCATTGTAAATATCATTTTTGGATATAAAAAAGTAATTGAATTCGTCATTCAATACTGAAAGCAGTCTACGTTTTACAAATTTAGCGATGTTTTGCTTGCTTTTTCTAGTAGCAAACATTTTATAAAGTTCATTTGTTAATTCAACTTGCCTTTTGGATGCCGGGGTGCCGACTCCAAAAAGAGAAGCTTCTCTAGCTTCTTCTAAAAGTTCAGCGCATTCTAGGAAATAATCAAATCCGAAATTGGTCATGTCAGTATTTAATCATTTGACAAATTAAATGGCTGGTGTAGAACGGGTTTGTGAATATTTCCAACCCGCTAATCGCATTCGCAAGTCAAAAAACAAGTCCTGCTGAAACGACAACATTTAAGTCAGCGCCAGTAAGTATCGAAACAATGCCATTTATGAATAATAAAAATTCATTGGCATCAGTTTACAATGTGGTGATCAATCAAGCCAAGGCAAACAACCACGATGCTCTTATTTTGGTTCATGATGATATTATTTTCGAACACGATCCAATACCAAAGCTGATCCGACTGTTTGACCAATTTGATGTGGTTGGAGTTGCAGGAGCATCAAATGTAAACATGCAATCGCCTGCACTCTGGCATATTATGGGACAGGGACATCTACACGGTGCAGTTGCTCATGGTGACGAAAATGCTAAATGGATGACATCGTTTGGAAAATATCCAAATCGAGCGGTTATGATTGATGGTGTTTTTATGGCTTTGAATCGTGCTGCCATTGAAAAAGCATCGTTTGACGAAAGCAATCCTGCTGGATTCCACTGTTACGACCTTGACTTTTCTTTGAATTGCCATAAGATGGGCCTCCGAGTTGGCGTAGGAGACATTCTAATCACACACAGTTCTCCCGGATTGCGAGAATTTACAGAAGATTGGAAGGCTGGAGAACGTTGGTTTTTAAACAAATATGAATCTTGATCTTGATTATTTTGAAAAAATATTGGTCCGTCAATCGCTGATTGACTCATCCTATTTGACTGCTATTGCAGATTATGTTAAACCTGATTATTTCACAGACAAACGTATTGCGAAATATTTCGAAATCGTCCAAACATATTACGATAAGCATCAATCATTGCCATCCTTAACCGAAGTCAAGGCATATTTGACTGATGACAATCTTCGAAACGGATTTAAAAATCTAGTGTCGTCATTCAAGGAATTGGACAGCAATCTCAATAAGGATGAACTGTATTCAAATACTGAATCGTTTCTCAAGGAGAAGAGTGTTTATCACACTCTGTTGAAAGTTGCTCAAGAAGTGTCAGAAGGTAATATCGACACTCCTACCATCTTAGATCAATTCGAACGGTCATGTAACATCAACCTTGTTACTGATAAAGGTCTTGAAATCTTTTCGGGAATTGATCTGATTGCGGATGATATTTTGAATGTTGATGCATACATTTCTTCTGGTTGGCCATGGCTTGACGATCTTATCAATGCTGGATTTAGACGCGATGGCAAGGCGTTGTATATTTTCGCAGGGCAATCAAATATTGGTAAGAGTATCTTCTTGGGTAATATCGCGGCGAATATTGCAAGACAAGGAAAAACTGTCTTGGTCATTTCTCTTGAAATGAGCGAACTGCTTTATGCAAAACGAATTTGTTCAAACATTACCAAAATTCCGATGAGGGAATTTGAAACTGCTGCTGAATCATTGCGATTCTCAGTCAAAGAAGAGCATAAGCGTTTGCCCGATAGCAAAATTTTCATCAAGGAGTTTCCACCGAGCACGATCACGCCTAAACAACTCACTTCATTCATCCAACGTTTCAAAGACTCAGGGGAGAACGTAGATGCCATTGTAATCGATTACGTCAATCTGTTGCACTCGACTGTAGGAAGCAACTCCTACGAGCGTGTGAAATACATTTGTGAGCAAGTGAGGGCCATGAGCTATATTTTCAAATGTCCAATCATTTCAGCGACTCAGTTGAACCGTTCTGCATACAATACAAACAATCCCGGTATGGAAGGTTTGTCTGAGTGTATTGAAGTTAACCAATTGATTGAATTAAGAAGTGGTGAAATGATTAAGATCGGTGATTTGAAATTTGGTCAACAGATAAAAACAAATGACGGTTATAAAACAGTTACACAAACCCATCATAAGAAAATTAAAAAGTGTTTTAGGATAAAATTGAAGTCTGGTAAAGAGATAATCGTAAGTGAAAAACATAAATTTCCAACAAACAGAGGCCGAATATCTATAAATGATGGATTGAATGTTGGTGATAAATTAAATAGTTTAACATCATCGGTTGCCGCTACTTTAACCACTGAAGTGGTCTGACAACTTGACAAACACAGAAGATGCAATAGAATTTATTTATGGATGCTAAACTTGAAAAATATATTAGAGAAAAAGTTAATGCTATGCGATTGCTTGGGCTAACTGATAGCAGAACCGAAACAGATGAATATATTAAAATGATGAAACTTGTTTTACAAGAACAAGATGATAAAAATATATTAACCGATTCAACTATCGATTATAATGATGAAATAGTTGAAATTGAAGAGATTGGCGACATGGAAACCGTCGATATCTCAGTCACAGGCGATCAGTTATTTTATTGCAACGGTATTTTAACTAAAAATTCGATCGGATTGGCCGCGACTTCGGATGTTATTCTTTCCATCTTCCAAAATGAAGAAGATCAAGAGCTTAATTTGATTCGATTGGGTATGATGAAGAATCGATTTGGACCTAGAGGAGGTATTCAGCCTATGAATATCGATTACACCACATTGACAATCACACAATCCAGTGAAGAAGAGGAATTTATGAACGAAGAAGAGATTTCTTTACTTGAAAAATTTGCAAAATAATGTAGTTATGTAAATGAAAGTATTTTTATGGACGAACAACGATCTCGATGGAGTCGGTGCTGCTATTTTGCTCGGCAACATTTTCCAAAACTTTGAATATCAATCGATATTCTTTGGAGATTTTATGCAAAAGTTTCCAGATTGGTATGATGAAAATAGAAACAACTATGATAAAATCTTTGTGGTCGGCATTCCGTTAGAACAAAGTTTGATCAATAAGACCGATGATAAAAAATTGATCTTCATTTCAGATAAGAAAGAAGAATTGACTACTGTTGAGTCCAAATTGATAAGTGAAGATTCAACATCCTGTTCCAAAATGCTTTATAAACTGTTCAAGTCTAAATTTGATTTTCCTGATGGTGTTAAAAAGTTCATCGCTTATATCAACGACTACAACAGTTACGAACTCAAAACAAAAGAAGCTAAAATTTTAAATGGATTGTTTAGAAAAAGTGGAAGTCGTAAGTTTTATAATTTTGTAAATCGTTTTTGGAGCGGTATTGGTGAATTCACAGAGTCTGAAATTCGATTGGCCGGATCGTTCTACAAAGAACTGAATGCTGAGATGGAAAACTTGGAATTGTTCTTTGGAAGCTACAAAGATTCAAAGGTTGTAGCAACCTTTTCAAATTTCAGCGTCAATGAAATCGCTGCAACGATCATAGAACATTATGATTCCGACGTTGCGATTGTCGTCAATACATCCAGTCGATATGTTTCTTTTAGAAAGAAGAAAGGTTCAACAGCTGATATTAAATTTATGGCTGAAAATCTTTGTAATGGAGGAGGCAGCGATCAAGCTGCGGGTGGTAAACTCACTCAAAAGTTCCTTGAATTCACTCAAACCCTATCTGCTCAATAATATGCACCCATCCAACAACATCGAAGAAACAGAACAATCTCATTTATTCATGTGCTATTGCACTTTTGTAATGAATTTGCAAGGTAAGAAGATGTCAATTCAGAATGTTTTTGTTTACACATTGCAAAATGAAAAGATGAAAAATTTTCTTAAGAGTGTTTTATGTATTGACACCGATTTTGAGATTGTTAGAGTGTTTTTGGACTTCGATCCAAGCATCGCCAAGAGCAAGTATGTTACAAAATTTATTAATAAAACGACTAAATTGATCAAAAATAAAAATGGAAACCATAAATGATATCCGAATTACAAAAATATATTTACAACATCCATCTAGCAGTTACAAGAAGGTCTCAAAATCTTCCATACAAACTAAAGAAGGACTTTAGTAATATATCAGAAGATGTAGAAGTTGAATTGACCAAACTTGCTACATTTTTCGAGAAACACAAACATATTGATATCGAAGATTTTTTCAAAGCCCCTTTCAAGATTCATAGCGACGAGACATACTTGGAATTGAATTTTTTCAATTCGCTTAAAGCTGTCAAGTGCTATTCCACTTACATGAAACTTCTGGAAACAGAAGATCCAGATTCCAGCGAATCTTTGATACGACTTCAAAAGAGTTTGAAATTTGTGATGGACTTTTGCAAAGAGCATGGTATCTCTTTAGAAGAGTATGTGAGTTTCTTAAACGAAGGCGATACACTACCAGCATACATCAACCATTTGAAAATACACAACATCAACTTTTACACATTGCACACGTTGACATTTCCAAAACCTGATGTAGAGTCGGACATATTAAATTTTATTTTCGGTGATTTTTGGAAGACATTCCAAACAACTCGAAATAAATACCAATGTTCAAAAAGGATGAAAATCTTTGGAGAACAAGCAAAAACTAAACTAACAACTAAACTAACTAAACTAAACTAAAAAATAAAACTATGAGCAAACCTAAATTCAACGCAAGCATGTTTGAGAAGATTAAAGATGCACTCAACAAGTCATCAGAAGGAAACAAGAGCAATACATATGCAAATGTTATGAAGTTCCCAGCAGGGAAGACGTATACCCTCCGATTGATTCCAAATTTGGACAATCCCGGTGATAAAACCTTTTTCCATCACTATACACACGGATGGAAGAGTAAGACAACTGGAAGTTATACTTCAACTCTGTCCCTGCAAACCTTTGGTGAGCGTGACCCGATTACAGAAACGTTTTGGAAACTCATCAAAAGTGCTGATCCAACAGAAAAAGCTCTCGGAAAGGTGCTTAGTCGTAAAGAAAACTGGTTCGTGAACGTTTATGTGATTGATGATCCATCAACACCTGAAAATAACGGAACTGTTAAGATACTTCGAGTTGGACCACAAATCAAAAAGATCATCGATGATGCTCTTACTGGTGATGGGGCCGATGAATTCGGTATCCGTATTTTCGATCTTGGTCCAGAAGGGGCGAACCTTAAGATAAAGGCAGAAACCAGCGGAGACTATACTACGTTCGCGTCATCTGGCTTTTATAATAAGCCGACTCTGAATCTTAGCGATGATGAAATCGAGAAAGTTTATGAAAGCGTTCACGATTTGGAACAAATCCATCCGGTTAAGACATTTGATGAACTTCAAGAAATTCTTGATATTCATTTTTATGGAAAGACCCAAGAAGCTGTTGCAAACAAGCCATCTGCAACTCCCGCGAACTCTAATGTTTTTGATGATGTGAATGATGATATCCCCTTTGATTTTGATAAGAAGTCAAATAAGAAGGAAATTGCAACATCAGATGATGAAATTGACAAATTGCTTGGCGAACTAAACGAAGACTAAATTATGCTATCACCAGAAGACAAAAAAATACTATTAGACTTTGCTGGACCGATATTTCAGGAAAGTAAAGAAATCGATGGAATGTATTATAATGATGCAAGACCAAAGGTTAATGGTTATGTTGATGGTGGAATAGCTGAAGGAATTAAGGATGCTCTTGAGAGAGGCTTACGCCAATCTCAGGGGCATCCCGCTTCTGCCCCCCAGCAGGATTATTCTTATCTTCAACCACCTGCATTACCTGAACCACCTGCAATACAGCAGTATCAACCACATCATAGTGCGATGGCCCAGCCAGCGTATCCAAAAGATGATTCACAGTTGGAATTCAATTTCAACATAACAGAACAGAAAAAAACAAATGAGTTGCTTGAAAAGCAAACCAGATTGTTAACTGAATTGAATTATACAATATCAAAATTGGTTGATATCTTTGAAAAACTAAAAAACGATGAGTAAACTTACATTCAATAAATCTAACCTTTTATATTTGTTGGATTCATTGTCTAAGATCAACGACACTTGCATTTTACACATTAAAGATGATGAAGCATATGCAGTTTCGATTAGCGAAGATGCAAGTTTTATTTTGTGGGGAAGTATTTCGGGGGAGTTCGGGATTGAAACTACTTTGAATCTACCTTCTCTTAAAAAGCTTATCAATGCATTGAAAGTTTCAGGCGATGAAACTGATGTTACTTTGATCTTGAACAAGAACAATCTTGAATATAGAGGTGATAAAATCAAATTTAAGTATCATTTGTATGATGATGGTATTTTGACAAAACCTAAGACAAGTCTTGAGAAAATCCAAAGTCTTTCATACAATATTGATGTTGATTTCACAAAATCATTTTTGAAAAATCTATTGAAAACGAGTTCGATGTTTTCAGATGTCAATAAACTATATATCAACACAATCAACGGTATTGTAACTTGGGCATTACAAGACAAGACTTTGACAAATAGTGACACGTATTCATTCAGCGGAAACGCTGTAGATTTTGAATTGGATGATTTCATTCTCAATTTGGACAATCTCAGAATGATTACGTTATCAGCGGAGGAAAATCTTCAATTAAAAATCAATACAACTTACGGAATTGGTAATTTAAGCTTGATTAATGGAGACGTTTCTCTTAATTATATATTATCAAGTCTGGTAAAGTAAACGACATTTTAAAATATGAATACTAATCAAAAAAATAAAATCACAACATGTGGGTATTTCTTAAAGCGTCTAAGAGATAGCGGGTTTATAGCCATTCGTTTGTTTAAGGATTATGGCGACCATGATCCTCGTAAATGGACGATTATGGTAGACCCAGCAAACAGTAGCTTGTTAGTTACTTGCTATGAAAACAAAGAAAGTCAAGGAGAATACATGTTTGAGTTTAATGATGGAGGTAATCTCTTTCCGAAGAACTTTAATTTGAAAACAAGTTCAATGGAAGTCATCGTAACAGTTTTGATTGAGAGACACGTTTCTCAAAAATCACCTGACGATCAGTTTATTAAGAAATAAATTACCATAACATTATGAATGATTTCATCCTTGCTCAAATCTAATTCATTGGTTGGTATAATTTATGAAATCTTTCCATATTTTTTGTAGAAGAATTGGGAGAATGTTTTCGTTTCGTGCAAGTCCAACATACCCTGATCGGGGCTTTCTTTTCTATTTTTGAGTTGAATCAACGGTAATTTAATATCTTCTGGTATTCCGTAGCTATCTCTCCCGTTTTCCATATTTTTCATATATGGGAATACATACTTTTCCATGAATTTCTTGATTTGTTCAATATAGAAATCAAAATGGGTATCAAAATCTTTGATTGCTTTTAATCCACGGATGTATTGTTTACCAGTCTTATCTTCCTTATATTTTGGTGCATATTGGAAATTTAAATCAACTCTATGGCGTATATCAACTTCAAGTCCTCTCTGAACAAAGGGAGCAAGAAATTCCGCCAACAGTAAAAATGGGTGATCGCTTCTCTTATATTTTTTGCGAAGAAAATCAATGTCAACGATTTTGAAGTTTGATGAATAACCAAAAAAACGCTCGTCACCCATGGAAATATATCCCGTTTGATAGACATTCTTGGAATGGTCTTTTTTAAAATTTTCTAAAGGTAAGTTGCTTATAGAAACCTTGGTGGTGAAATCTCCGAAGCCGGATTTTATATATCCAGCATCCAACATTTTTTCTTTAAATGTTTCGTCAAATTCAGCAGGATCAAATTTATTCTCCGCATATTCCAATTCGTTTACAAAGGACTTCAACTTATCCGTGGCTGATTCGTTACGATAATTATCATCCCTATATTGCATGTCAAGATCAATATAATCCATATCATCGGAAAAAGGTTGCCCATAATCCCAATTACTAGGATATATATCAAATTTACCAAGAACATCCAGAACCACGCTCATGAATTTCTTGTCTCCTAGATAATCTTCATAGGGAGTTAAATCATAGGGAATACTACCACTTGCTTCCGGTTGATAGTATTGCAATTCTTCGGAATATGGTTCCGATATGTCAAACATTTTCAGAGAGGAATTTGCGCTTGATATAATATCATCAAGCCTTTCCCAGAAAATAGCGGATATCTTGCCATCAAATCCTTCTCCAACCTTGTCAGAGTAGAACGACAAAGCGGAATTTGAATTATCGTTGGCTATCACATAATCCGTTATCTCTTCCGTTTCCATCAATGATTTCTCATTGTAGTTTAAATCGGTGGGGCTATCTCTAACATCATTACACTGGTTGGAATTTAGATGAAGAAGTGTCTTGGGTTGTCCATCTTTAGTAAAGAAATAATATGGCGCACCATACTCGTTGAAATATTGAGGGTCTTTCACACACCATTCCGTTTCTCGGAAATATTTAGCACCCGCCTCTTCAGTAGTTACAATGTAAAGGCTTATACCTGATCCTTCGTTGCCAGTTGAGGAATCAATGAATTGAATACCTTGTTCCTTGGCAATACGTTTCAGTTCCCCTTTGGTCTTCACACCCAAAAATTCATCAAGGGTTTCCGCCAAATCTCCGTAGGTTTTGTAGGAATTGATATCCCGCTTGTCCTTTGGGAATTGGGGTTTCTTTTTAAGTTCTTCCAATTGTGCTAGACGATCCTTTACCTTTTGACCATCTTCTTCTCCTGCTAGAACACCCTTCTTGAGCATTCTAAGAATCCATGTGATATAGGAAGCATTCTTCGACGGATCGAATGTCTCTGCGGCCCACCGGATATAAGTTTCCTTGTCTTCCACGCTGTCATCCACCATCTTCAAAAGATTTGGTATTTTTTCCTCAATCCCTTCAATTAGAAGGGATTCGTAAATTTCTTGCAGTTCCCATAACATATTCATATATTTAGCGTAATTGAAGATTTTTCATCTATATAATAAGTATGGCGGGTATCGGCAGTTTAACAACATCATCTTCAAATAAACATTATAAAGTTAGAGATGGAAAAGGCTCTATTTTTGATAGGAATATACAATCATATTTGAAAAATCGTAGAAATTTTATTCGACAACTCCTGATAATAAGTTTATTAAGAAATAAAATTGATTATCAGGCATGCTATCTTAAATATTTATATGGACGACGAGCCACCGGGAGATGATTACATCGATGATGAGGTTAAGAAAATTTTAATCGATTCATTCAAGGTAAAAATTAGAGACAACCGATCAAAACCATCAAAAATTAAGATCAACCAAGCTATAATTGCATCTCTTAGTGAGTTTCTGGTATGTTTTAAGTTAATCGGTTATGATATTGATGGAAATCCCGTTAATATGACAATTACAAACACTAAAATGGATAAATCAGCATTGGATAATGCATTTGTTGAAGAGATTACTACTTTTATGTCAGATAAATTGATAGATCAATGAAACTTCCTAAATTAATAACAAAGTTTATAAGCAAAAAGAAAACATCACCTAAGTATGGTGATGTTTTTGCTGTTGGTATGGGAGATTATGCAGGTCAATTGCTTATATTTATTAAGCAAACAAAGGACAATTTGTTCTTTTTGTCAATACCCAATATGGAAAATCGTCAAATGCCGATTGAGAAGTTTGACTTCGGAATGGATCATGGTATAATCGAGTATGTTGAACGCCTCCCTAAATCTATCCGCGATATTACAAGGGCTCAATTCTCGCAAAACGCGACAGAGAATTGAGTTGCCGACCGATTATGTTGTGGCAAAGTTCTATGAGTTTGGATTTCAACCACAAACCAACAAATACAATGGCACCTACCAATGTGGGTGCCCTATTTGTAGAGAAGGTAAGAGTTTAGGACGCAAAAAAAGGTGCTTTTATATTCCAGATCAAGACTTGATTTATTGTCATAACTGCGGATGGAGTAGCCAACCCCTGCGATGGGTGATGCAAGTATCTGGAATGGAAGAAATGGATATTTTAAACGAACTAGAAGATGATTCATACGACCTTATGGATGCATCTGCTCTAAATGAGCCGCCAAAAGCACCTCAGAAGCTTCCTTGCCTTCCTGATGACTGTATCAACCTAACTGATGACGCCCAACTTGCATACCATTCAAAAAATTTTATGGTTAAATCAGCATTGGATTATGCAATCAGACGGCAGTTGTTTAGTGCAATCAACAAATGTGATGTATTATATTTCTCTTTGACGGATAAAGTTCATAAACATAGGCTAATACTACCATTTAAAGATGAATACAATAAAATTCTGTTCTATCAAAGCCGAAAAATCTTTGATTGGGACGAAAGACCAACATATTTGTCTAAATTGAATGCTGATAAGACTCTGTTTGGCATAGATAGAGTTGATGGAAGCCTAAATGACAGCATTTTTATCTTTGAGGGGCCAATTGATGCATGTTTTGTTCAAAACGGGGTGGCAGTAGGCGGTATTACAAAGGGAGATACGCTGTTTAGCCCTCTGCAACAGGAACAAATGGTTGGATTGAAGCTTTTTGATAGGATTTGGTGCTTGGATAGTCAATATTTGGACCAAACCAGTTTGGAAAAGAGCATGAATCTACTTGAAAGAGGAGAAAAAATCTTTATATGGCCCGAAAACATCGGAACATTGTATAAAGATTTCAATCAATTGTGTGTAGAGCAGAATATTGATAAAATACCATATTCATTTATCAAAAAACACACGTATCATGGACATCAGGGTATAATTAAACTTAAATTGATAACAGGGAAAGTAAAAAAATGAGTAAACTTAAAGTATTGAGCCTTTTTAGTGGAATTGGAGCCTTTGAGAAGGCTTTAACCAACAAAGATGTAGAGTTTGAGGTCGTTGCATTCAGCGATATCGACAAATACACTGTGCAAAGCTACTGTGCCATCCATAATGTTGATGAATCTCTTAATTTAGGCGATATATCAGCAATTAAAACTAATTCATTGCCCGATTTTGACCTTTTGGTAGGTGGAAGTCCTTGTCAAAACATCAGTAAATGTGGAAATGTTAAAGGTTTGAAGGGTGATGAATCTAAATTGTTCTATGATTACGCTAGAATACTCAATGATAAGCTTCCAAAGTATTTTATCTTCGAAAATGTTGATAATTTGCTCCAAGTCAATGATGGGGAAGACTGGAAGATTGTTTCAGTTGAATTATCTAAGAATTATAAGATAAAATCACAAGTTTTAGACTCCAAATACTACAATATACCTCAAAGTCGTAAAAGATTGTTTGTCGTGGGCGTTAGAAACGATATAGATGAAGAATTCAACTTTACACCGAGTTTAATTCCCACTTCTTTGACCATGAATGACATAATGGACCAAGATGCAGCTGATAGTTTGTTTATAACAAACTTTAATGGCCAATATGATGAAATTATTGAGAATAACAAGGTTGTATCTCTTAATAAAGGCAATAAAATCAAAAAGGTTGGCAACATATACCCAAAGAACGGTCAAAATGGCAATATTTACTCTCCTCACGGTTTATCACCTACCCTTAGAAGCGGTCAGGGTGTTGTAGGTAATGGTATTGGTAGTAATAATGCTCCAAAGGTGCTATTGGATGATGGAACTGTAAGAAAGCTTAGTTCTAAAGAGTGTTGGCGGCTTATGGGGTTCTCAGATGCTGATTATGAAAATTGCGTTGCGAAAAATGTATCCGCAACGCAATTATACAAGCAATCAGGTAATGCTATAGTCGTTAATGTAATCGAATCTATAGTGGATAATTTATTCGGTTGATATTGCCCAAATTATACATATCGATATTTGGCATTCTTGGTCTGAGCCATAAATCCAAGGAAGTTTTGGTGCAATGCAGCCAAGTCAGACGCAACACGGGCGATTTTACTCTGTTGTGATTGCTTCATTTTATCGAGAACGGTATCAGCTTCAGCATTCGCCAAGCGAGATTGAATGCTATTTGGGTCTTCACTGTTTAAAACAGTAAGGAAGTTTTCAATTTGATCAATCCAACTTTGCAATTCGTTGACAATTTGGACATTTCTCTTAGAAATAGCATCGGCCAACTCCCCGTGGGCGTTTCCAACTTCATCGGGTTGCATTGCATTGATATCATAATCAGTTGGATCGATACCATCATCAACGGACTGTTCCATAGCATCGCGTTCCAACATACTGTCTTCAGCAGCTTCGTTTAAGAAATACATGAATCTTTCAGCAAATAGTCTATTCATACTCATATTTAGTCACGGAATGATAAATAATGTTATGGCTAAAGGAGATTCTCCATATTCAACAGGTTTTTTATCATCTAATATTGATTTTGATATAAACACAAAGGATGCATTTGATAAAATCAAAGAAGATGAGAAGATAACTTCTGAGGGTCCGTTGACTTTACCATTTGAGTTGACATTAGTTCCTCAATACCTTGGAAATATCGTTTTGAATGCTGTGGAAGCATCCAAAACAATTTCAAAGATTGAAGAATCTGAGAATTTTGGAAATATGGGTGAATTATTGAAGCTTCGTAATGGAATTGACAAAATAATCCACTATTTGATTAGAAACACCGACAAAACCCTTGCAAAATATGCAGTTGGTGCTAGACTTAGGGATGATGAAGAAGATGAATGATTCGTTTTGGATTAAAATCGCATTGAGAATAGCAGCTATTGTATTATTTTCGTTCGGTTTAACTTTTTTAAAGCTTCCTTTTTGGAATACCGTCAGTATATTGTCAGGTGTTCTAATAATTGTAGAAGGATTTTTTCCAACTAAGGTGGAAACTCCTCCAATTCAGGAGTTGCAAGTATCAGATTTGCAAAAATTTGAAGAATTGCTTCAAGAAAAAGATGAAGTGATCAATTCTTATGAGGTTATGTTGGATGAACAAGTCGTTTCTATTGATTGCAATTGTGGATCTACTCTTTTTAAAGGTATTTTGATTCCAAATGCTGAAAATATATGTAAATGCTCCAAATGTTCGGAAACATATAAGGTTTTCGTTAGCTATGACAGCATTTTAATCGCTGACCCGCTCACATCCGACGCTGTTTTCGACAAATTGCGTTCTATTGAGCCTGAATCTATCAATTAAACACTGCGGCATAGTAATGTTGTATGAAAACTATTACTATACATAGAAAACAAGGAATCGTAGAACAAATGAGCTTGACATCTTTCGCAAGATGGGCTTGTTTGGTAGAGGCATTTGAATTTATTGATGAAAAAGCAGAAGAATTGGGACTTGATCTGAAAGATGTTGTAAAACCACTAGCAATCGAGCATTATATCAATGAAAGATTTCCCGCAATGCTTCACGATGTTACTGTAGAAGCAAGATCAGGTAATATTTGACTTGATTTCATCCTCAATAATTTGAATGTAATTATTATCGACCACTTCTTTGAAGTGGTCTTTTAATTCATCAGTAGGTAGACCCAATTCTGCAAACCCAATCATATAATTACGAAAGCGATCCTTTAAATTATTGGGGTATGACACTCCATTCGGGCGTTGGAATCGATGCATCCATCTTAAGAACGGTAAACATAATGTTTTTTTACCGTTTTTTTTGTATTTGGTATGAATATACCCTTCTTCGCCGCCAAAACCTCTGAAATTCTTATTAAAACCAAGCCAACTGTCTTTTCTACAAGCAAAAAGACCCAATCCTTGTGCAGGTATTTCAAAAGGCTTATTAGCAGGTGAAATACCCCTGTCATCGGTGCCCCAAGTGCCCCACATATAAGATCTCCATTCCAAATCAAAGTGTGTTGAAATGTTTTTCATATCATCATACACCAATGGACCTTGTAAAAGATTACCACGATCCTTTCCAGAATCAAAAAACGCAATTAATTGATTAATCGATCCCGGTTCCAATAAAACATGGCTATCAATACACAACACATAAGGTGTATCTGCCAATTCAAATATTTTATTTCGAACAATAGTGGAATTATACTTTGTAAATGGCAAATATTGAACAGGTTCTTGAATCCATTCAATATATTCACGTAAAGATTTGCCGTGTTTGCTAGTTGGATTGTTATCAATGATGATAAATTCAACATCATTCAATATTTCAGTATGAAACATTCGAATGGCTTGTAAAGTAAAGTAAATACCATCAAAATCATCATGGACCGCCATGCCTATTGTTAATTTTTTCATTTCTATAATTATCAGAATCCTAATCTATTGCAACTACCAATTTGAGAAGAACATTGCAATACCAATGGAGATATTGTAGTGACTTTAGAAGTTGTGGTGCTAGTAGATACATAAACAACAGGCTGTAATGTTGTTGATATGTTTGAGGGGCTTCCAAATCCCGGTGGCATCGTTAATGGATTAGATGTAGTGGTTGGATTTAACGTAACTGTGAACACAGGAGGGAATGTAAATGTTCCCGGATCAAGAGTTGTCTCCGTAGTTGTCTCTGTAGTGGTCTCCGTAGTAGTATACGGGGGAATCGTAGTGCTGGTAGATGTGCTGGTGGATGTAGATGTAGATGTGCTGGTGGATGTGGACGTAGAGGTGCTAGTGCTAGTGGTCTCCGTAGTAGTATACGGGGGAATCGTAGTGCTGGTAGATGTGCTGGTGGATGTAGATGTAGATGTGCTGGTGGATGTGGACGTAGAGGTGCTAGTGCTAGTGGAAGTGCTAGTGCTAGTTGATGTGTCTGTTGTAAATGTAGTTTCATCAACCATTTATTATGGATATATCCCAGATAAAGTGTTATATGTTAATTCTCCAGATGTTTTGATTTTATCAAATGGTATTATCTCCGTAATTGCATCTTGCGTTGCTCCTTGAACGTGAAAATTTTTGAAAAATAACGTAGATGGAGTATTTAATGATGATATTGGCGAGCAAAATGTGAATCCAGCTTTCAATCCGTTTTTGTATGTCAAATAGTTTCCAATATATACAGAAGTTAACGTTCGATACGATGAATCTGTATTATATTTAAAATCGATAGATATGGTATCTGTATTTGCGTATCTAAATCGCAAAGTTTTGTAAGATTTTGCTGATGATAGTATTGAGAATGATGAATTTAAACTAGATAATGTTTCATAAAAAATGATATTATCAGAACCTTCTCGTATTATTATGCTATTGCGTTTAATTTGATTCAAATTAACGCCCCCTCTAGTCGAAGAAGACAACGCAAACAATCCTGTTGTATCAAATGCAATACAAATGTCGCCAACTGTATCAGTTCCAACGTTTCCTTCTAATACAATACGATTGTAATCTTCTGTTAAGATAAACTCATCACTTTCAGTTGCTAAAAATGCTGATGCAGGAAGACTACAACTATATCCTAGATATTGCCCCGGTAAAGCTGATGTTGATTGAGTTTGGGATGTTAAAAACGTGCAAAAACCAGCTTCTGTTCCAGTCAATGCATATTGAAAACTCCAAGTTATATCATAGCTTGGATTATATTGATTATTATTATCAACAAATGCAAAATACTTTGCATTTGCTGGTAATGTTATGTCCGCTGGAAAACTCATACTTTATCTTTAATCAATACACTAACAGGTAAATCATATCGAGCAAATAAATTAGCTAGTGATACAACCTTAACAATGCAATAAGTATTGGTGGATTCAGTAACTTTAGCAAACCAGCCCAAATTATCTGAAATCACGTTCGCTAAAACAAACGGTTTTGATAAATTAGTGGTAGGATACGAGAATTTATATTCTCCTCTCGCCATTCTAGTAGCCGACAATAAAGAAGAATTTGCATCGAATGATGACAGTAGAGAACCATCTGCGATGGTAAGAATTCCCCATTTTTCAGTCCAATAAATACTGTTTAGTGTGAATGCATTAACAGCTGACAAAATACTACTATCAACTCCGATAACAACGGTGCTTGTCAATGGATTTGTCGCAACTCCAGTTATTGGAAGTCCATTACCAGTAGCCGTCAATCCATTTGTTACAGTTATTGTATTTGTAGATATATCAACAGCTGATAATTTTGTCCAGCTGAGAGTTCCATCGGCTTGTATTCTAGCAAATGTATTATTTAATAATACATTTGATGGAAAGTGATAAATGTTATTATTTATCTTTAGATCACTTGGAAGTGTCAATTCAGAAGCCGTTGCTTTTACAATAATATCAGCTGGAATAGTTGCAGACAGTGCGATCTTATTAGATCCATTAATGTAAATCGGCGCTGTAGTTGCATTTGAATCAATATTACCCGCTGATATTTTACCTACAATTACAGAAGTGTCTGAAATTACAATAGTTCCATTACCTGCATTATAAATTCCACCGATTTTAGTCCAATTTGAAACAGTTGTTCCCGGTAACGATGTTAATTTGTATAGATAATTAAGATTAGTAGCAAATGCCAAATCTCCAACTTCTGAATTATCTCCATATGAAGTTGCTATGTTGGAAACTGTAGTCTGCTCACCTTTGAATTTGTTACCAGCCGGAACTCCCCCAGCAGTTGAACCATCTCCAATATATAATCTTTTTGTATCTGTTGAATATCCAAGTTCACCAGCATCCAAAATGATTTGTTTTCGTTGAGAGTCTGGACCCTGCCGAACAATCAATTTCAGGAGAGTGTTTTCGTATATTTCAATAGATTTTGCCATATAATTAATTAGTAAGCGTAGACTGGAATTGCAAAACGACTGATTATCTTATCGCCTAATCTTGTTGATGTGTTACCTTCAAACAACATGAACCCAGCAGATGACAATACAAGAACACTTGACGTAGAGCCATTTGAAGACATTGTATAGTAAGTAGTCAATGCTCCAGATGCGGACGGCCATGATGTCAAACCTTTTGTAATAGCACCATTATGACCAGTTCCAGTTCCGTCTGGGTTAAACGCGGATACAACATCATAAATGGATGATCTGATATAAGTAATTCTACCATAACTATCTGATGACATAGCAGCCATTTCACTATAGTTAGTTCCAATTGTTTTTAAATCTAATGTGCCATTTGCGTTTAAATCAAATGCCGCAACATTAACACCTGTTATAGCGGTTCGAATAGTGGAATTTGCACTATTCAGTTGCAACCCATTACCAATCCACGAACCGGACAATGCAGAGTAACTGAGAGCAGCTACATCCAAATTACCATCTGATGTAATTTTCAAATTAGATGCCAATTTAAGACCAACTTTGGTTCCATTACCACCACTCAAACCATTTGTGAATGTGGCGGATGCCAATTCAAATTCTGTAACGCCTTGATTGTTAATTTGCAGAGCACTTAATCCACTCAATTTGAATTGAGTTGCATCATAGTTGACTTTGAGAATACCAGAATCAATTTTAAGACCGCCAGTTACATAAGATGGATTAATTTTGATTGGAAGAATTGCATTGTCTTTTAATGTTATGTAATTGTTTGATAATAATTCAAAAAACGCAGCATCAATTTTTGGACCGACTGGATACCAAGATGAAATATTATTGTAAGCTGCCGCAGTTAATTGATAAAATTGATTATTTGCATACACCAAATCGCCAACCTGTGCATTTGTGTCAGTAAGAGAGCTATAGCTGTTTGAAACTGGATGCACTTTTGATCCAACTACAACACCACCCGATAGAGTGCCTGTCCCCACAAAAACTCTACGAGTGTCAATGGTGTAACCCAACTCACCTTCATCCAAGATGACGGTTTTACGTTGAGAATCCAGTCCTCTACGGACTTTAAATTTTGTAATTTGAATACTTGCCATATATTAAGCGGTTCTTTGCCAAATGTAAAGACCAAATGAGGGGGGAGTGGTCATTATCGGTACTCCCAATCCAGTGTTGTCTGCTGTATTTCCAACAAGCGATGTTTTACCAAGAGTTGCTTGAGTTGGAGTTCCTCTTAATGTGTAAGCTCTACTAGCTACTGCATAAGCATCGGCTATGACTGTGGTTTCGGCTGATACAGTAGGTGCAGTTTGAGCGTATGCACTATCAGAGTTAGCAACATAGTGGGAGTGAGCAGGTAAATTATTCTTATCGAGGGCTACTTCATATTTTCCAGTATTGTTACCACCAACGCTAAAGGTTCTTGAAATACCAGTTGAATCTGATCCAGTTCCAACCCCAACAATAAAGCGTCCTTGTGCAATTTGTCCCCAAGTTCCACCCATAAAAGTAGATGGACTTGAATTGGTAGCTGTAAAATAAACACTTCCAACAGGGAATAACACATCGATCAATGGTTTAGGAGAGGCGGATGTCGGGTATGACACATTACCAGCAATAAGTGGACCGCTAACAACAGCCCCATTGTTTTTAGCGCCAAGTGATAATGCGGTTTGCTTACCACCGCCATCATAGATATCATCTATACTAGATGAGGGTACTCCGTCATTGTTAACTGTGTGTAACAAGGAGGTGTAAGTATCAGAAATAAACTGGTTTTCCAAAGATTTCATTAGTTGTATTTAATTTGAAGATTTGATTATGTCAAACTAAATTTAATATTTTAGTTTGAATTGCTACCATAGCAAGAAATACTCGTTGAATGGAGACGATATTAATTGTCTCGTTACCATTTATCAGCATATTTTCTAATTCAAATACCAAATCTTCAATTGGGATATTGCGGAATTTAGAATCCGTTGATTTGAATATTTTTTTAGAATCTCTAGTTGTCCATAACAACTCATTGGTAGAGATGTTTAATTTTGTAATGTTCCAAATATAATTTTCAAATGTTGCATTTTTTATGCTTTTGAAATCTTTAATTTGGGAAGCTCTTGAATAGATTGAAAGCAAGTCTTTGAGCAAATTCAATATGGCAATATTGAAAGAAATACCTATGCTATTTCCTGTGCAGTTAAAGTTCTTGTATTTTTTAACCAAATCAAGATCGATGGTTGCAGAATACATAGTAGGTCGTCCTTTACAAGCATACAATCTTCCTATGTTATGCACTAATGAATATGTATAACCATTTTGGTTAACGTTATTGAAGGTGCGATTATTAAACCTATTCGAACGCATCGCATTTGAATTATATTTTATCTGTATTGTATCCCAAGTGTTGTAAGTGTTTTTCCACAGATAATCTCTTAGATAAGAATAAGTAACGTCGCCTGATACACCAACGCTTGATGTAGGATTCGATAGGATTCGAGATTCAATACGCTTCGCAGTATCAATTGTGTGTGTGATTAAGAATACATCAGAGTCGTCGTTAGAAAACATCAAACTATCAACAGTATCAATCACATCAATCTCAGTTTTTTGCAAACTTGAAATGACATTCTCAACATCAAAGAAGATAAAGTAATCAGAAGTTCCATTACTTCCAATCAATATGATTGCATCGTCATTTTTTCTGATATCCAATCCTTTCAGGGATGTTATGCCCAAATCTGCAAAAGTTACAGTTTGATAAATTTCATTTGAGTATCTATTTTTGATGTAAATAACATCATTCATAACTTCACTTCTCTTATCAGAACCCATCTTAAAGAAATTTTTGGTTTGTTCTGTTATTGTAGTTGAGAGTGCATCTTTAAGAGTTAATGAACCACAAATTGAGAACTTTGAGAAATCATAAATTGAAATTTTATTTGTTGAATAGTAATAAAGTTCATTTTTGGAGTAATCGCCATCTATTCGCAATACATTCTGGTTTGGAGACTGTGATAAAACTTGAATTTCATTAGTATTAATGAAACTGCCACCTATTGAATAGGTGTTGGTATCGTCCATACAATAATATACAAAGTCTTCATTTGTTCCGATAACAAAAAATCCATATTTGATAGAGTCTAAGAATGCCCATGTAGGATTTCCAGAGAATGGATCGCTATGAGTGTATGTATTTTTACCAGTCGCGATATCATCCGGTGTTCTTATATCCAATTCTGTTGATGATAGAGTATAAAAATGACTATTTTTGTAATCATATTTGATAAAATCAGGATTCAAATACACATGAGTCTTGTATATCTTTAGATTGTTATCATTAATATTACCAAATAGATAACTCAAGTTGGTGTCATCAAGAATATCAAATGCATTTGGAGTAAAAATAGTTAATTCTTCGAATTTTCCATCAAATGCAGTCTCTCTCAGAAATAAATCAGTTAAAAACGTCGATTTCGGAGTCAACTGCGCCGATTTATTATTAGGTCGTTTTTCAGAGTATGCGACTCCGCTCAATACATGGAAGTATCCTGAATAATCATTACCGTTTAAGGTGAATGCATTTCCATTGTCGTGTTTGAAGTAATAAATCATATGTAGTTGGTGAACTCAATTTTATTTATGGTTGTTGTAGCTGGAATATGGTTTTTTACCTTATCTTCAATTGCGTTTTTGAGCGAATTTAAGATGTTTGGATTGGAAATGCCTAAATTATCAATAGATATGTTAATGTAGTTGCTCTTGTTTGTATTCTTTTTACAGAATGATTGCAGATAGGATACATCATCAATAGAATTTCTCATACCACAGGGCAGAGTCAGAACCAAATCATTAATTTTTTGTTTTCCTTGAATAATTGGAAGGGCAAACATCAAATCTTTATCAATAACATCATCCAATAGTATGATATTGGATATATTGCGTGTAGGCAGTAATATATCCTGATCATTGTAATCAAAACGACCATAAAGAATGGTTTTATTTGCAAATTGGCCAATTGGTGTGTTGAACTCATATATAACTTCATTGTTCATGAAGAAAAATCCTTTACCTGTAAGTGCATCATATGATATACAAATAAAGTTATCTTTTAAATATTTAAATTCTAGTGTTTTTGAGAATTTCAATACATTATTGGTCGAGTTATCAAATAACTTAAGTTCAAATGTGACTGTGGTTGATGTTTTTGTTACGGTAATGCCACCATCAACACTATTTCTCAAACTTTTAACAATCCACGAATCCTTATTTCCACTAAAGTAAAATGAAAATGTCATTTTTGCAGTAGCATTTATATTATCTTGATAATTATATGATAGATTATTACAAGTGATTAGATTATTGTAAGTTAATGTATTTTCAAAACGACTATAAATATATTTTGTATTTGGAACAAATGTCAAATCACTCTTTTTATCAAATATCTTGTTTGCAACAATACTACCACTTAATACAGAGTTTGTAGCTATTAAGTTTTCCAAAATTTGATCATATGTAACATCAAACACCCCCTTTGTTCGTAAAGCTTCGTGCTTTGAAATAAAATCAGGGTAATAATATCTATCAATCCACATTTTGTTATTTCCTGATGGCGAACCTGATAACCATGTGCATAAAAACACCTTGCCATCATCGGAATAGTCATTTCTTTCAATTTCAAATATTTTATCAGCGTATTCAGGTATTGGGAATGAAAATGATCCACTTTTTATGAATTTAGTGTCGTTTACATTCAACGCCGTGAATGGATACATGCTGGACGGTGATGTAAATGTATTCGAACCTGTTGTAATATTGTATGGCTTGTTGTAAAATACATAACTCAATGCCAATTCGGATGAATTTTCAGAATCGATAGGATTTGAAATAGCCGAGTAATCTCTAAATTCCTGAACTGCGTTAGTGCCCCGAGACGATATCATATTTTGACCAGTTGTAAATACATCGTCAACAGTTAATTGGTTTTTCAAAACTAAAAATTCTTTGTATTGTGATGTATATGGAGAATGAAATAGATAATTATTTGTCAAATTGAAATCACTCTTATCATAATTTATAGCATTTGTGTTGTTCTGATAAGTTATGAATGATGTATTCAAGTTTAAGTCTAAATTATATGTCTTAGATCTTACAGTAGTGAATTTGTTATTTATCAATACCGATTTATTGGTATCTTTGATAGACTTCAATACCAAAGTATTGTTATTTTTTGTAAGACTCTCATTGCCATCAATTGTTGGCTTTATAAAAATGACATAGTTATTGGAATTGTCAAATACAAAGGTGAATGTTTGAGGCTGTATGTCCGCATTATTATCATTCAAAAAGATATCCCATATAAAGAATAAGTTTTTATTAATATCTGATACTAGATAATATTTTCTACCATTATAATCAAAAGATATTGTGCAAGTTTGATTATCTGCAAACTCCAAAAGAAAATAACAGTTGTCGTCGAGAGTATCTGTGAAATTCTGCGTTACATAAGTGATGGTTTTTGAAAAAATATCTGATCTTCTAAGATATGAATCTCCAAATTTCAAATATGTCAACATTTTACGGTTTTCGAATGTGTCGAAGTTAATATCTAAAAAATTGTCAAGCGTTTGATCAACAGACAAGTAGAAATTACTATATTCTTTCGTTTTAAAGTCGGTAAATCCTGACAATGCGAAGGGGAAATTGAAAGAATACCCTCCTTGATATGTTCTAAATACTTGCTTGTATGCAATATCATCCGAGCTTGATTTCCAAGCTTTAGAAGATAAATCAGACAATGACTTTACAATAGTTTCCATTTGAAATATTTAGGATTCTGATTCTATTAAGAAGCCGCCACGATCCACAGAAAACACAAATTGTTTTTCATTCGAATCAGTTGGTAGAATATTAGTTTTCAAATGCTTCATATCTCCAATTGTTTCAAAATAATCACCTGTTGTAATTCTAAATGGTTGAATTATCGAACATATCGAACTGTCTGTATACTCAATGAATATTTCAGCTGATAATTGTTTGAATCTAGCCGACGCAGAGGGATAATATGTATGGGAATGAATGTCTAATAGAACAGAACTGCGAACATTATATAACACTTCATTCAAAATGCTTTCTTTTCTGTAATTTCTGTATAATCTATTATTAAAATATTCAACTCGACCATCACCCCAATTGATTGACATGTAAAGAGGTATGGAACTTTCTGATATCCTACACAAATTGAAATTGACTGTAGTTAAATCATATAAATTTTGTTCAGCCTTTAATACTGTAGTTGCAGGTATGCTTGTTGAATAAGATAAATCTAAAGTGTTCATATGATAATTTCTTCGTTAATTGAAGTTACGGGGGTTGCTGAAAGATACACACCAACAGTTGAACTGTAACTTGAATTCATTATATTGGAATAGCTTTCAAATGTTGCGAAATACACATTATGCTTTAAGAACTCTACATTTGGGCTGAGTCTAAAGTCATATTCATGTAGAGCGATCATATCATTCTGGTCTTTTAACAAGAATGATATGTTGAACATATCGTTTTTCTTAGCATATGTGAATGTAGGAGGTTCCGTTCTTGTGAATCGAATATCACCACCCGATACGCTGAAGAAATCGGTATGATTTAGATAATCAGCAGATGTTAGAGGGAACAATTTACTATTCTTGTGTGTTAATGTATCAAATTTGTATATTTCAGGATACAACACATAATCGTTTGAAGATATTGCAGATGTTGTTGTTTGTAACACACAGTAATAAACATCAGTTCCAACTTTGAAACGATTTGAAATCTTATTAAGCGACGATTTATTATGTTGTATCTCATATACCAAAGCAACAGGGGGATTGAATTGAGAATTTTCATATGTAATCTTTTCAAACACTAGATAGTTATCAGTTTCAATAAACAATGTATCGAAACTGATTTCAAATTTCGAAATGGCCGATAACTGACGGTATGCAGATGGAGTGTATCTTGATGATAGATAGTAAAATGCAGTTGTCAAGTCTTTTACTTCTTGTGTGTTGATATTCTTGATAAAGATATTACCATTTAGATCAAATCTATCATTGTATGTAGTGGATTGTGGAGTATCTACAACGTAGTCACTATTCACCAAGACTGTATCGTCATAATAATACGATATGGTAGGCAATTCATAAATAAAATTGAATGGATCATTGAAATATCCACCATCATCACTTACGATGCCATTTGTCCTTGTGTGTTGAGCGTTTTGAGTAAAGTTAGAAGTATTCAAACCAATTGGTCTTATCAATGGGCTAAAGCTTGATAAACCACACTCCATCAAAAGACTGTAATAATAATTAAATGCTCCCGGATATGATGGATCGTCGGATGATATCGGATCTAAGAATGGAGCACCTGTAGATTTTGTGAAGAATCCTCCGTCTCTGAGAACCGTTTCCTTGGCGATTATGTCCTCTGTAGGCTCTTTGAGTTCTTGGTATGGATCGAAGTATCGGAAGAACAACGTATCAACGCCTGAGAGGGCACTAGCGCCACTAAACGTGCTTGTGTAAGCACTCAGACCAGAACGTTTCAATTCGTCAAATGATGATAAATTCTGAGTTTTGAAGTTGAACGCATATCCTTCTTCAAAAATATCATCGTAGAAACGATAACCATCCAATTGAAGACTTTTAATTGTTGTAGGTTCAACAACTTTGATACCTTTTGTGAAGTTAGGATCATTTTTAAACAATCCATAAATGTTTCCATAAACATCTTCCTTTTGATCTTGAACAAATCCAGAATCAAAGATGCTTTCCAAATTACAATCAAACTTATTGATCTTTTCAGTTACGTAACCGTAATATTTGGTGTCATTTTTGTTTGAAGTTGGTTGGTTAACAGCATTTGACGATGTTAAATTTCTTTTAAGACCTTCATCGTTGACATAAAACGTAACAATATCAGCATTTCCTCCGAATACATTAGGATCAGGGAAATAATAAATTGAATTTGGTTGAATTTTATCAAAATTGAATTCAAATGATTTATTCTTACCATCAACCAAGACGATAGCAGTTTTGGAAGTCTTGAAGAAACCTATTTCATAAGTGTCAATCAAACTTCCTTGTAATGTAGTTGGAATAGTTGGGTAATTACGATTTAGTAAGCTTTT